GAGCGGCCATAATGGCGGAACAAGGCGGTTTTGGCAGCGGATTGGACTTCACCGGGACGTCCACGGACATTTATTCAGGCGGCGCGAACCCGTCGCCTGGTTCGGCGGGGGCCGTTGGAAGTGGCATCGGCGCGGATGTACCGCTGGCTGCTTCTGCCCCCGCCACCCCACCCGTCCAAAACGCGAACACCGCTTCTGCGTTCGGTTCGGGTCTGGTCATCAACCCCGCCGGCCCCGATGCTCAGCCGCTCGACATGGCAGAGAACATCCTGCGTCAACGCGTACAGCACGCGAACGACGCGAGCACGGGCGTACGTGGCGTCATCATCGGCATTCTGGACCCGGACGCCAAGAACCACAATCTTGCGCTTGTGCAGCAAGGTACGGAAGCGCTTCAGAAGATCCAAACGCAGAAAGCCGTCATCGCTCAGAACCGGCAGGAAGCGGCCAACCTCGGGCTTGCGCCTGGTGAAGTGTCCGAATACGCCACACGTGAGGCTCGCGTACAGGCTGCGCAGCAACGCGCGATCAAGGGCGATCTCAAATCGTTTCAAGGGCTGATGACGATTGATCCGAAGGCGGCTGATGCCATCGCGGATCAGGTTCACGAAAGCGTGGCCGGTCATCTGTCCAATGCACAGTTTGCATATGACAAGCTTTCGAACATGACCACGCAGGGTGAATATTCGGCGGCTGTACGTGATTTGCAGCACAATGGCGTGCTGAAGGATATTCAAGCGCTCGGCTTCAAGGTGCCTGACACGCTTGATGCGTTCAACAGCGCCAAAGCGGGCGAAGGGCTCGCGTTGCGCAATGCCCGCATCAGCCTTGACGGGCTTAAGAACAAGCTAGAGGCGCGCAACACTTACCAACCAATGGAAAAGAAGGAAGCCGAAAGCTGGGATGGCCGCATTACCACTGCGTACGGCGATCAGGTCAAGGCGGGCGTGTGGTCGCGCAATGCTGCTAGCGGTACGCCTGGTTTCGTGGTCAACGGCATGGCGGACCCGCGCCAGCTCGGCAAGTCGTTCACGCTTGGCGACAACGATCAACGCAAGGCGGTTCGCGAGGAATTTGAGACTGCGGTTCCAAAACAACAGCTGGAGAAGTTTCGCGAGTTCAACCGTACCTATCAGCTCGCGACGCACGATGAAAAGGGCAATCTGATTGACCCGAAGTCGAAAGACCCGTTGAACACCAATCCGAACGTACAGCAAGGTATCGCGGAAGGGCTCGCGTCCATGCTGCGCGGCGGCTCCGGCGGTGCGAACGTCGGGCTGCTCAAGATCGAAACCGGCAAGCGCGCTGCCGTGCAGAACCTTATTGACACGATCAAGGCCAACTATGCCGGCGGCATCAATACGCTAACAGGCGAACAAGTCCGTTCGTATATGACCACGCTCACGCAGTCGCAAATCCGTGACGTGATGGACGTGATCAAGGGCGCCAATGACGCTTCTATCAACGAACGCGGCGGCCGGATCATGGAGCGTGCGGGAGCGCTTGGCTTTGATAGCAGCGTGTTCGGGCTCGGCAAAGGCGAGTACGGTGGCGGCATTGACGATGCCATGCAGTCCGGCCGGCAGGCGCAAATCGACCGCATGATGAACTCGCACCAGGCTATCGGCGGTGGCGATGGCGTGTTGCAGGTTGGCGCGCAACGTCCCGGCGCCGGGGCTGCATCGCTTCCGCCTGGTGCGCAGCCGTCCAATCAGCTCCCCGGGTCTCCACCCGTCGCGACGCCGGTACAGCAAGCCGCTGGCGCCGTCACACCCCCGCCAGCGGGTCCCGCCCCGTCTGGTACGCCATCGCCCCGGGCTCCCGCTGCGGCGCCCGGCGGCGAAGGGGGCGAGGGCGGAGGTGATCGGCCGCCCGGGCCGCAAGATCCTGTTCACGTACAGTTGCAGGGCGTTTCCAGCGCCGTACAGCAATGGTTGACAGACAAGGGCGTACCGCCCGGTCCCGGCATGCAAAAACAGGTTCAGGCCGTCTTGACCAACCCGCGCATCGAAAAGGCGCTGGAGAGTGGCAAGCCGATCGAACCGAAAACGATCGCGGCTGCGCTCGGCAAGGGCGGAGACAAATCCGTCATTCAGAAGATCGGCGATTTTTTGAATGCGCATTTCATGCAGGGCGTGCCCGAAGGCGAGCGCGAGCAAGCCGCCGCGGCTGTCGGTAAAGCAGCCACGGACAACGCGCCCGCGATCGGCTCGACGGTTGGTGGTGTTGGTGGCTTCATGGCGGGCGGACCGGCGGGTGGCGTCGCGGGAGGCGCTGCCGGCGGTGCTGCGGGCCAAGTCGTTCAGGACTACATTCGCGGCAACCCGCAAGATCCGCTCAAGATCGGCGAGCAGGCCGCGCTCGGTGGCGTGCTTGGCGTCATGAGTGAAGCGCGCCCAGTCGTCGCCACCGCGGCACGCGTTGCCGGCGCGGGTGCTGTTGAGGGCGGAGCCGCCGCGGCACGCGGGGACAACGCAGCCGATGCCGTTGACGCGGGCTTGAAGGGCGCGGGCTCGGCAGTTTTGGGCGAGGCGTTTGGCCGCGCGCTCGGCATGGCGGGGCACAAGGTTTGGTCACTGTTCAGCTCGGACGCAAAGGCCGGGCTTGAGAACGCGGCCAAGTCGCTGTCTGAAGCGCGTCAAACGCTGGAGACGACAGAACCGAAGATCGCAGGCGCCAACGGTACGGCTGCGGTGGATAACCCTGCATACGTGCAGGCTGAAAGAGCTGTCGAGAAGGCGGAAACCACGATCAAGGACGCGGGCCTGAAGCCTGAAGACGTCGAGTACGCCTACAAGGTGTCGCAGGACAAGGTCCCGACCGGCGAAGCCACCATGAACCGGCCCGGTGAGCTGGAGAAGCAGCGGCTTGGGCAGCAATACACGCAGATGCGCGAAGACGTACGCAGCGCGGGCGTTGGTGCGCCAAAAGCAGCGCCTAGTTTAAACGATGGGCCGATTGCAGCCGCCGCTAGCATGTCGCCAACGCTTCAGAACGAAGCAAAGCGCGTCGAAATGGCGATCACGGCGCCTGCGCAGGACTGGGGCCACAAGTGGCAACAGTTGCAGGACGCGCGTTCGTCGCTGCTTACGGCTGAACGTGATGCGCTCGGTTCGACGTCGCCGCACAAGCAGCGTATCGCGGATGACTACCGCACGCTGGCGGATGCCGTTCGCGTACAGCAAGAGAAAGCGGCCAAGTACGTGTTCGGTGAGGAGGGCGGAAAGCAGCTTATCGAACGCTTGAAAGACGTGGACCGTAAGTATGCCATTCTGAACACGGCCACGAATGGCGGTGATTTGGAGCGCGCGGCTCGTATGACCGGCGAAAAAGGCCGTGATGCCGACAAGGCGTTCCGTGCGTTTGCCGGCGAAGACAAAGAGGCTATCGCGGCGTGGGACGCGTTGCGAGAAGCGAACAAGCGCAACGGCAACGTGGAAAAGGACGTCCGTACGCTTGTCGGTGCTGAAAAAATCCCGGTGCTCGGGCACCTTATCAGCGCGAGCAAGCTTCTCGCCGGCTTGAACGAATGGCGAGCGGCGAAGGCCGCAAACGCTCACGCTGACTTTGGCGCCATGCTCGGGCTTAAGCCGGGCAGCGCGTACAGTTCGTTCCCGGCCGCCGCTAGTGCGAACGCGGGTGCAAACATTGCGGTGCGTCAATGACGGATGAAGTTGACCCACTAAGCAGTACGCCGGCATCGCCCGATACGCAAACACCGGCAGACGTGAATGCGAACCCGTTGGCAAAAACGGGTTTGTCGCCGAACTACAATGCAACAGTGGGCCATATCGAAAGCAGTGGCGGTAAATCGTACGGCAACGGTGGCGGCATCTATCAGTTCATGCCTGGCACCGCAGAAGGGTACGGCTACACGCAGGATCAGGTCCGGGCCATGAGCCCGGAAGATCAAGGCAAACTGAACGATCGCTTTACGGCTGACAACGCGAAGGTGCTACAAGCGCGGGGCGTGCCGGTCACGGATTTGTCCGCGTACGTGGCGCATCAGCAAGGCGCGGGAGGCGCGGCCAAGCTGTTCAAGGCTGATCCGGACGCGAGTGCGGTTGATATCGTCGGCAAAAAGAACGCGCTCGGGAACAAGCCGTTTTACTTCAACGACGACGGCACGCCCAAAACTGTATCGCAGGCGCTCGACACCTATCGAGATCGCGTGACCAAGGCCGGCGGTACGGTGACGGCAACGAATGCGCCAGTGCAGACGAACAAGCCTGCGGACGCACCGCAACCGACGATGAAACAGCGCATTTCCGCGTGGATTGATCAACAGAACGCCAAGCCGGGAACGCAGGAAGCGGCAAAGCCTGGTGCAGCTCCGGAAGACGAAGACGCTTTGCAGGCGCGGGCGGCCGAAGCTGCCGGGCCGCAAATTGCGGGCTATAAGCCGATAGGTCCTACGGCCGGGGTTGTGAACCACGGCGGAAAACTGTATTACCTGCGCTATGGCCGTACGTTTGACGCGGCTGGGAAACTGGTAGGATAGATCATGAAACCCGTTTTTACCTACTTCAACCACACCACATTCGATGTCACGGAGGCCAAGATCCACGTTGCGGACAACGCGGACGGCTCCAAAAGCATCATAGCGTACTATCCGAAGACGTGGACGAAAGGCGACAAGGTTAACCTCACCACGCACGACGGTACGCTAGCTTGCGTGTCTCCGTACGTGGTGACGGAGTGGCACGAAGTCACGCTGTACACCATTCCCGCGCCCGGGAGCTAAAGGCGTTTAAACGTGTCATGGAACTGGGGAGCAGCACCGCAGGAAAAGACGCCGCGGCAAAAGATGCTGGAGCGCCTTGAACTGGGCGTGCCCCCAAACCTGATCGCGACCGCGTACGGGCTTACTGAAGATCAGATGAAAGCGGACCCGGAAATCGTGCGAGCCATCGCGGAAGGCGAAATCGTACTGTTCGAACGTGCTCGCGATAGCGGCGTTACCGGGATTGTGCGGGCGGCCATGCGTCGAGAAGCAAACTCATGGCTTCCGGCGGCTGAACCGCAGTCGGGAAAGACTGTGGAAGATTACCTAAAGGACTAGGCCGTAGCAAAAAGTACGGGATGCCCGTACGCGGGTCTTTCGCGTTCAGTAGCGCTTTGATGCGTTCTGCACGTGCGGTGTCAAAATCCCAGTTCATTGTCGCAACCTCAACTGTTAGGGTAGGAACCCAACACATTTGCCGGTTAATTCTAAGTTTACGCGTTGCCAGAGCCAAAACCCCATCGGTTCGACACCCATGCAGATGCGGTCTGCTTGTTCTAGCATATCAAGCATAATTTTTTCTTTTTCTTGATCGGTGACGTGGTCTGCGTAAGCATTTTCAACGCGTACGGCCTTAGCGAGTTCTTTCCAAGTGTTCGCCACCGAAAGAAGTGCGGCACCTAGGCGCGGGTAGCCGATGCGCTCGCCCGTGTGGGTAGTGAAGACTGCGTTCCAAGGCGCGGCTTCCGAGTTCATACCAGCTCCGTACGTTAAATTCGTTTCCGTGGCACTGTATGACAGCTAAAAATAAATTGCAATACCTGTCATACAAGTCGTACCGGAACAAAATTTGGCGTGGTAGGTCTTGCGCAGTGATTTAAACGCAACCGGCACACGGAGACCCCATGGCCAGCTTTCTCAACCAGTCTGCTTTGAGCATCGGTGGTTTTCGCCACTATTCGGGCCTTCTGCCCGCCAACCCCGGGGATGGCGGCCCGCAGGCGCAAGCTTCCGTCAAGGCGTTTCACGTGGCGGCCACCAATGCGGCGGCGATCTTCCGTGGTGATATCGCAGTGATCGCGGACAGCGGGCATGGCGTGCAGGGCGGTGGCGATTTCCCGTTCAACATTTCGGCCCCCTCCGCTTCGGTCGTGATCGGCAACGGCGGCGGCTCCGGGCTCGGCAACCAGTCTATGGCGCCGAATATCACGCGGTATGTGCCCGGCGACACTACGGGCATTTTTGCGGGTGTGGTCGTCGGCTTCATGATGACGCTGTACATGGCCAAGAACGGCTTCCAGTACGTTCCGGCCAACACGGAGGCCTGGTGTTTTGTGGACACCGACCCGCAGCTTGAAATGTACGCGACTGTTCCCACCGTGCCGGGTACGGCGTTCAATCAGCTCCTCATGGGCGGCGCCGACGTCAAGGCGAATGCCGGCTTCCAAGCGACGCGGTTCGGCGTGTCGGGCGTGTCCATCGATCCGGCATCGTTCGCGAACACGTCCACGCTGCCGTTGCGCGTCATCGGTTCGGGCGAAGTGATCGGCAACGATCCGACGCAGGCCGGCTTCGTCGCCAAGGTGCAGTTCAATCAGTCCCGTCATTATCGCGGCGGTGGCGGCTTCACCGCCGACTAACGCGCGACGTACGGTCACAACACGCACAATGAGGGATTTTAAAATGCAGTGGAAGAACATCAAGACCGCGGTGGTTGCGGCATTCGTCGCTTTGGGGCTCATGCTCCCCACCGAAGGCTCACTGGGGCAGGTCGTCACACAGCTCCCGGTTTATATCGATGGCTCGACGTCCGGCGGTGCGGCGGCTCCGACCGATCTCGGCAACGGCCCGATCGAAATCCGGATCTTGCAAGGCAACTTGCTTCTGTTCACGTCGCAAGGCGCGGGTGTGGGCTCGACGTCGGGTTCGTCCACCGCACTCACGCTGACCGCAGTGCCGACGATCGCGCCTTGCGTGGGCTGCATCATCAGCGGCACCGGCATCACCTCGGGCACGACCGTTTCGGCTTACAACGGTGTCACGTCCATCACGCTTTCGGCGGCGATGACCGTTGCGGCTTCGACGCCCGTTGCATGGGGCGCGGCTTGCCCTTCGAGCACCGCGGGGCAGCGGGTCATTCCGCTTCAGCCCGGCCAGCCTTCGGCGGCTGATATTCCGCTGTACACGCAGGCGCGAATTTGCGCTGGCGCTCAGAATACCCCGGGCGCCACCGTCATCCCGTTCGCGATCGGCGCGCACTAACTGCCATGTTCTGGTTAGGGGCCATTGTGTCGCTTTGCTACGTCCCGGGCGTTACCGGGGCGTTCATTGCGACACAATGGCCCCTCCTATCCGTCGTTCTGCCGTTCGCGCTACTCCGCAGTGGACCTTTCACGTTGTTGCACACTGCCGGGCTGGCTTTCGTAGCGTACGGAGCTGTCCACTTATTGTTCACTCCGATGCCGGGTTCTGGAGTGTTTGGCCTCTGGCAACTGGTCATCATGGCGCTGTCGGTTTGGTTCGGCACGACGTTGGAGAGCACTCGCGAGCTGTACGCGGGGTTAGCTCTTGGCTGCGCCGCGTCTTCCGCCATTGCAATGCTGCAACATTTCGGCGTGTCCGTAGTTCCGCGTGTGAGCGAGTTTCCGGCGGGGCTGTTCGTCAACAGCGTACAGCTAGGCGTGGTTCTGGCCGTGCTGATAGTTGCGCTCGTTTCTCAACGCATGTGGTTGTGGGCGTTGCCGCTATTGCCGGGCCTCGCGCTGTCCGGTTCGCGCGGCGCCTGGTTTGCGCTGGCTGTCGGGTTGCTCGGGTGCGCGGTGCGTCGAACGTGGGTATTCGCGTTTGCTCTGTGCGCCGTGGTGCTGTTCTTTAACTTCGTGTCGCTCGGGCCTTCAGACGTACAGCGGTTGTTTATCTGGTCGCAGGCGTGGAGCGCGTTAACCTGGCTGGGGTGGGGGCCGGGCGTGTTCTATGAGGTTGCGGCTCGCTATGACAACCATGTGATTTTCTTGGAGTACGCGCATAATGACGCTTTGCAGCTTGCTTTTGAATACGGCGTCATGGCAGTTATCCCGATCGGTATGCTTGCTTTCGCGCTCTGGCGTACGGAAGCTAGTGAATGGCCCGTCCTGCTCGCGTTCGTCACCGCCGGCATGTACTCCATGCCGCTTTGGATGCCGGTTTCTTCGTTTATCGGCCTGGTTTGCTTGGGGCGTGTTTTTCGCTGGTATGCTGTGGCTAGCGATTTCGGCGACTACTGCCGACGTCTTATCATATCGGGGGAGCGTAGCGACGGCCAAGAGGCTGTTTCCGTTCCATCGCATCATTAGGCAGAGGGCTCCATAATGGCTATCCGCAACATTCCGCGCAGCTTTCAGTACTGGGCCGCCATCAATGCGACGGATCTTGATTTCAATCTTGATGCCGGCGTTTATGGCTTGACGCTGCATGCAACGGCTTGGGGTACGGCAACGCTTAAGAAGCTTCTACCGGATGGCAGTACGTACGTTTCGGTCATGGGGAGCGGCGGTCCGGTTGCCGCAGATGGCTATACCGTGCTTCAGCTTCCCGCAGGCCAGTACCAATTGACACTTGCGGGCGTCACCGCGCTCACGGGCGAGATTGCTTTGATCGCGAAGGGCTCCGGCTAGTGCGCGGGTTTCGGTACAACAACCTCATTGCCGCTCCCCTTGGGGGAGTGCAAGGGTTAGCGTTGTCGCGCCTCAGAGCAGGTAAGGCTGGGGTTTTAGCAGGGACCAGCCGCTTCGCCATTAACTTTCCCGGCGATAGCACGATGATGGGTTTCGGCGATAGTGGTGTGGCCTCGCCGCCATCTAGCAACGCCTACATTGATTCTCGCGCTCACTGTCTTCCTGTTATTGTGTCAGGACTACTCGCTGCGGGGGGATTGCCATCCCGCGCATCCGGTATTTTCTGCGATAACAATGCGACAACAGCCAATTGGTTATCTTATGACCCACGTATCGGGACGCTGCTGACCGGCTGGCAAGCCGCAAACGACGGTGCAGGATTTTCTGGAACAAGCATCAATCAAACGGGTGCCAATACCGGGGCTTGGTCTATTACGGTCGCGGAGAACCTTGATACTTGTGCGATCTTATTTCAGCAGGGTACCGGTGGCGGCGGGACTTTCACGGTAAACGTCGATGGTGGCGCGACGCTGGCAACCGTAAATTCTTCTGGCACTCAATCTGCACAAGTTGTTGTGGTAACATTTGCTGCGGCAACAGGCCACACTATCAACATCGCTCGTGCGAGTGGTGGCGCCGTCCGAGTATATGGTGCTTGGGGATGGCTTTCGACTGGTTATGACGTTAGCTGCAACAACAACGGTGTTTCAGGCGCGAAGGCGTCAACGCTCCAAGTCAATACCTATACGCCAAAGCTCGCTCAGATGGCGGCGACCAATCTACCTCAGATTCCAGTTCTTGCAACGATAGCTAATTTTGGCGTCAACGACTATCTGGCACAAACGACGATCGGTAATGCGAGCACGCCCGGCACTTTCATGGGCGACTATCAAACTAACATTACCTCGTGGAAGCAGTATAGCGATGTAATTCTTTGCACGACGTTTCCGCAAAGCAGCAGTTTGGCTATTCCTCAAACGACATATAACCAAGCCATCATATCTCTTGGTGCGGCTAACCGATGTCCAGTACTAGACTTTTACAATCTATTCGGAGGCAGTTGGACCGTTGCCAACGGCAGAGGTTGGATGTACGACGCAACCCACCCTAACCAGACAGGCACCGTACAAGCTGCTACGATGGTCGCAAACTACCTTTTGGCTGCTTAAGGCCCGCCCGTCTCAGATGCTTCCTGAATCCCTTTGATTGACGCAGCCTCGGGTAAACGCGGCAGCCAGCTTCTAGGGCGCGCTGCTTGAGCGCGAGTATATTACGCTGCATATCTCCGCGCGTAGGTGGCGCTAAAATATCGTTTGTGCCGCCTTGGTAGATGATCATGATCGGTAATTCCTCATCACATCGCTGTGCTGGTAGTCCACTCCCTTCAAGCAGGCCACGACTATCTCAGGGGCACCGGGGGTGGATTAGTGCAGCACAAGCTATTGCCCCTAACCGTCAAAGCAGATAAATTCTGCGGCACCTTTTAGGAGCAAACGACATGAAAGTCACCATAGTCCGAAGCGACAACACAGTGATCGTTGACGGGGAGCGGCATGAGGTTGATTGCTCAAAACTGCCGGCAGACGTTCACGCAATCCAGTGGGACGACGTACGTGGCGAAATCGAGTACGCTAGCCGTACGTGCGTCGCGTGCGGGCAGAACCACAAACCGGCAAACGCAGTCATCACGGATATGGCGCCGTACTCCACGTTGCTCGATGCGTGGAAGGTCGAAGCCGTAAAAGCCGACGAAACCAAGGCGGCGGCCAATGCTCCCAAATCCTGAAGTACGCTGTCCGGCAACTGCGTTTAAACGTACTTGCCACTCCATCATCACGGAGCCTGGCTGCAAGTGCCCGAAATGGGTCAGTGTCAAGGGCACGAACCCGCAAACGGGCGAGCCCGTAGACCACTGGGGCTGCGTGGATACCTTCCTGCCCATGCTGCTTATCGAGAACGCACAACAGACGCGGCAGGCGGGTGCGGCAGTCGAGAGCTTCAGAAACGAGACACTGAGGCAGAACCAAGAGGCTCGTGAAGCGTTGACGCGTGTTGCATCCCGTCTTGTGCCTGCCATCCCACAATCGTAAACGCGTAAGACTGCGGGGCCGCCGGGGGTAACTAGGAGGTTTCGCCATGAGCGAGCACCATAGAATGCACTTCCCCAATTTGGACTTCCTCAACTGGCCGGTGGTTGCGGTGTCTTTGGTTTCCCTTCCATGGCTGTCAGACGCTTGGACGCATATGCCGACGCCCACGACGGTCTACGCGGCGATCTCGGCTACCTTCATGATATTTCAGATGCTCAACGCCCTAGGCTTGCTGGAGCGATTTAAACGGCGTAAACTGGACCCGCCGGACCCGGAGTAACGCCGGATTTGTCATACAAATAGGAGCATGCATCATGCACATGAAGACCGCTCTTGGCCACCTCCACAAGGCGCTGATCGAGTTGGCCGGCGTTGCCGAGAAGATCCAAAACCAGAATTTCGCCGACCAGATCAAGGCCGCGGCCGGAAAGGTCCAAATGGCGATGGAGCACGCCGACGCGGAGCATCCGGAGCTGGTGAAGGCATTTGCCGAATTCGCCGCAGAGTACGGCATGCCGCCTGAAGGCGCTGAACCGTTCCCCGGGGCGGGTAACCAGTCGCCGGCCAAGCCGGCTTCGTAGCATGCCCTCTGGCCTGCCCAAGCGCGCCAACGTCGGCGTTCCCGGTCAGCCGGTGAACATCGATCCGGCCACGTACTTCATCGCGAAGCGAATGGAGAACGTCGGCATGTTGCGGCCCGGGCAGGCCATGATCCTCGCTCACGTGTTGCCTGCGAAGGCGAAACGTACGTCAACCAACGGCAAGAAAGGCCGCACCAAATGAGCAAGATCGTTGGCCGTACGGCCTTCAACAACAAAGGTACGAAGTGCGTTCCGAATGAGTTCGGGCCGCCCGATACCGTGTTCAAGGGCCGCGGTGCGCTTCCGACCGGGAAGATGGACGCAGCTTCGTATCCGGGCGAAACGGCTGACATTTCGAACAGCAACCGCCGGGCTGCGAAATCGCGCCATGGCGCCGGCTCCGGCGGCGCCACCACGTTCAAATCCCGCTTCGTCGAGTAGGCGGCGACGATGACATTTTACCGGCCTGGTGGGTCTGGCACGCGGCTCAACGCGCAGCAAGATTACGTCTACACGGACAACGTAGGCGATGCTACCGGCTGGTTGCCAATACAGAAGGGTGACAGCATCGCGGTCAACGTCTGTCACGCTTCAATCAACTACCAGAGCGCCGCGGCTTCGGTGGTGACGAAATCGCCTTTCAACGTGGCCGGTCAAGTCGTGCTCGAAATGAAGATGTTCGGCGGCGAGGCGGACGGAGAGGCTTGGCCAATCGACCTGTGGCAAAACTTGCTTGTGGCCACCGATCGCCGCGCGCACCGCGCCGGATGGGTGCGATTGCGCCTGATCTCGATTGACGCTTCGGCCGGTGGAGGCGCCGCGTTGGCGCTCCAGATTAGCCGTACGGGCGAAACCGGGGCGGTAACGTGATATGGCGGGCTTTGACAATGGAACATTGTACGGGGGCATCTTCGCGCAGACGAAGCAATTCGGTACGATCTTGCGCGGCTTTGGACCGCCCGTACCTCAAGCCGGCTACATCGGCGATATCTATATCGACGTGGTCACTTGGCAAGTATTCAACAAACGCAGCACAAGCCCGGACGGCGACGTAGATCCTTGGGGCCATTACCTGTTCGTACTGCCGGCGCCGTACCGTACGGCTTTGAAATTCTTCAGCGCCGCTCAGCCCACCCCTGACATAGGCGGGCCTGGTGACTATTGCTTGCAGTGGTCGGGCAGTGGCAATTATGGCATGATGCCGGGCGTCTACGGCCCCAAACAAGCCACGGATTGGCCAGAGAACGGCAACGGTCCGGATACTGTCATCGGTGGCGATGGCACGATTGGCCAAATCGGATTGCTAGACGAAGGGGCTTCGCTTCCGGAAAGCAACAGTACGCAATTGATAGCACTCGGCTTGCTTGCCGAAGTGATCTTTCCGTTGGCTGTCATGGAGGCAGTCGGCAGCACTGTTGGTCAGGTCGGGGTGCAGTCGGGCGCGGTGCCAATATCGCCAACGTTGAACCCACTCTACACCGCGGAAGACGCGCATTTGATCTAGGAGGCGGCTATCTCTGGTTTCGACAATGGTACGCTTCAGAGCGGCATCTTCGCCCAAACCAAACAGTTTGGGAAGATCATGCACGGCTTTGGGCCGCCCGTACCGCAAGCCGGAGTGGTGGGAGACCTGTACGTTGATAAGTCAACGTTCAACATGTTCAATAAACGCGCTCCGCTCGATGTTGATCCATGGGGTCACTATCTTTTTACGCTGCCTGCTCCGTACAATACCACGTCAACGCGGTGGTTCGGCCCGGTTCCGCCGACGAACGATCTAGGCACGGATGGCGACTACTTCATGTTGTGGGCCGGTTCGGGAAGCTACGGCATGCAGCCAATCATGTACGGTCCGAAGACAGCCGGAGCGTGGCCTACGCCGGGAGTGCAGATAACGCCAACGCTGAACCCGCTTTACACTGCGGACGACCAACACGATATTTAAGGGGCAACGATGTCTTTCAATCCTGCGACTGATTTTGTTGCCATGTTTCGAAACCTTGGCGGGTCTGTAGCCAAAGAGCGCATGCCGTCGCTTGACTTCGTGGTGGCAGCGCTCGGGCGTGCTGGCTTGATCACGGTGACGACGTCGGCTACCGCGCCCGTAGCCAGTCAAAACGTAACGGCCTGGTTCAAGCCCGCCAATCCGTCCTACACGGGTGAAGGCGTCCTGTACCTTTGGAATCCAGCCAACGCCGACTACGAACCGGCTTCGGCCGCGCTACTGTGGCAGCTATTGCTTGCGGCTTCGAATTCGCTCGGCACGTCATGGTACATCGTTGCCGGCGGACCACCTGCAAACACGGTCGGCAACAATGGCGATTTTTCCATTCGCTCGGACTTCCCCGGAGGCCTATATGGCCCCAAGGTAGCAGGCGCATGGCCTGCGAGCCCGCTTCCGGGCTCGACGTACGCGGTGGACAGCGCTGCGCTGGACGTGACGTTCGGCTCTACGCCTGGTGCCATGATCTATCGTGGGGCTTCGCAGTGGCAGGCGCTTGAAGCGAGCACGGTAAATACGATACTGGCAGTGACGGCCGGTCCTGTCCCGGGATGGGTCGGGGTCTCTGGCTTGCTCGACGCGCTGTTCGGCAGCACTCAGGGTGCGATAATGTACCGCGGCGCGGCTAACTGGGCCGCGCTCGCTCCCGGGACCGCCGGGTACAACCTTGTTACGAACGGAGGCGGCTTAAATCCGTCTTGGGCTGTTCCCGGCGCTGAATTCGCATCGGGTACGGTGCTGGTATTTCGCCAGACATCGGCCCCGGTCAACTGGACGAAGCAAACGGCAGTGAACGACGCAGGCTTGCGCGTTACGTCCGGCGCTATTTCGACGGGCGGCAGTGTTGCCTTTTCTACGTTGTTCGGAACGACGCAAGTTGGCGCTACTACGCTCGGGGCTTCGCAAATCCCGTCTCACACGCACGGCTATTCTGCACCCGCTTTTTACAACACCTTCGGCGGCGGCAGCTTCGGCGCTGCGGGGTCTCCGTCCGCTGCGGCCAACACGGATGGCGGTACGGGCGGTGGTGGCTCGCACACTCACTCGCACGACATGCGCTTGACGTACGCGGACGTCATCATAGCCACGAAGAATTAAAACCGATGTCGTACAGCTCCACTCAAGACTTTCTGGCATTGCTTCGGCAAACCTCCGGAGGCGTGCGGCTGGAGCGGATGCCCGGTCTTGACTACGTACTTAGCGCCATGGCTAGGGCTGGATTATTTACGCTGTACGTCAATCCCACGTCGCCACCGAATACCAACGTGTCTTCTACTGTGTGGTTGAAGACTTCGACTATGTCGTGGGTAACCGAAAGCGCTGTTTTTCTGTACAACCCCACCACTCAAGAATTTGAGCCTGCAACGCCGTTGCTGTGGCGTGCGGTGTTTGCAGCGGCTTCCATCAGCAACGTTTTTCAGTTGGTTACCAACAGCGCGCCCGTGAATGCGCTCACTACGCTAGCAGCTATTGAGCGCGATAATCCTGCGGTGACCTCGCTGTCACTTCCTACGGTAGTAGGACGTACGCAACCGCTTCAAATTGTAGATTGGTCAACCAACGTTGTAAGTCACCAAATCAACTTAGATCCGGTGGTTGGCGAAACTATCATGCGACAAATCGACTGGAGCCTGTACTCCACACCGGATCAGTTGAACGGAATTACCCTGTATCCCTCTGCGGATCTGCTAGGATGGGTTATCGCACCATGAAGTACGTACGTTATTTGGCGCTCGCGTTGCTGTTGGCTGTGTCGCCTGCGTTAGCGCAGTGGCAGGTTCCGCAGCACTCGGTTCCCGTGGGTCGCGGCAGCGGTTCGCAAGGTTTTACCAATGCGGCTCCCGGTGCGGCCGGCAAGCCGCTTACCAGCACCGGCAATTCGACGGACCCCGCATTTGGCAATGTCGGCATCAACGGGGGCGGTACGGGGCTGGACAACTCGGGTTCGGCAACGAATGACGTACTTGCCTACAACGGTTCGGGTTTTTTCCACACCGCGCTATCGACGCTGATTAACAGCTCGTGCTCGCTTGTGCCGCTCACGTGCACTGCGGCGTTTGGCTATGCGTACGCTCCGTGGTGGGGCGTGAAGTGCGACGGCGTCACCGATGACGGCCCCGCGATCAATACGGCCATAGCGGCAATATCCGGACGTCGTTTGCTCCTCCAAGCGGGTACGTGTCACGTCGCCACTAAGATTGCGCTCAATACTTTCACGACTACGGGAGCACTGACCGTACCGGGCGTGAAGATTTCCGGCGCGGGTCGGCTGGTCACGAATTTAGATACCGCAGTTGCCAACGACTACATGCTTGCCGTCAACCCTGCGTTGGCGAGCATGTACAAGTCGCTGTTCGTCCTCACTCCGTCCACCTCGGGCGGCGCTCTTGCGGCCAACACCTATTTCGTCAACGTCACCGTTACGGACGGCTCTGCCAACGAAATCTTTGGCCCGCTTGCCAAGCAAGTCGTGGTCGGCGGCGCGGGTTCCGGTTCGATCGCGCTCACGCTCCCGCCAATTCAATCCGGCTACACGTACTCGGTGTACATCGATACGGTGAACCCGCCAGCGCACTATGCGACTATCGCAGCGGCGGACGCGCACGGCCTTGCCGCAGGTTCCTACACCATCACTGCGGTAGGCGGTGCTCACGCGGTCCCGACCAATAAAGTTGCGGTGTGGCAAGAGGCAGAGCTAAGCGACCTGTCCATTACCAACAGCGCGGCCACCGCGAACGCTTCGGGCGTTCTGTGGTTCAAGGTCGGCTATTCGTTTATGCGCAACGTCTATCTTAAGGGGCTTACCGGCGATGGCGTCGGCATGCCAAATTGGTCCGGTGATAGTGACGGCTGGTTTGACGTAACCTTTGATAACGTCAAGTGGGACAATGTCAGCGGGTGGTGCCTGAACGGCGCGGGTAACACGCTGGAGAATTCAAATCTCACTGTCATCAACAGCTTCTTTAACCTATGCGGTACGGTTCCGCCGATTAACGCGTTTTTCAATCCTACCAGCATCACCGCCATCACCAACGCCAATCCGGGCATAGTGACGTCCGCAACGTCCAATTTTAACTGGACCGTTGGGGACTACGTGTGGGTACAGGGTATCACCGGCATGGCCCTCGGGCCTGGTAACTTCCGCGCTTGCGCTCCCGTAACGGCCAACAGCTTCGCGCTCTGCGACGCCAATGGCAACAACGTCAATACTACCGCCCTTGGTGCTTACGCGGGATCTGGCGTAGTTCAGCTCACTTTTCGACCGCCGCAGATGCAGGTTAACGGCAACGGTCCAACCATGTCGGGGGCCATTGCGTATACCGGCCTGATCGCCAACTTTAAGAACATCGGTTTCACGCAGAACAAGAATACAAATTTTTACTTCACCGAAGCCGGCTCCAACGACAACATCACCCTAGAAGCCGTCGATATGGAGAACACGTACGGGGTGGGCCTGTACGCGGCGGCCGGCATCAATCTTAGCTGGAAAAACGGTGAGTGTCTTAGCACCACCGCATCCGGCCCTACGACGTTCTGCATGATCTTCGGCACCGGCATTAACAAAGGTGGCATGATCAACGCCACCATTGACGGTATCAAGGTTCGTTCGGACGTTACGAACGTCGCCACCGGCTTTGCGCAGCTTCAAGGCGCCTCCGGTCAAATCAATCCGCAGACTTTCTCAGTCCGCAATGTGTACTGGCAAGCTTTTACCGGGACCAAGTTTCTTGGTTTCTCGGGCAACCCGTACCCCTTCTTTTGGGCGCGCGTTGACGGCAAGACCGGAGCCGCCTGTACGTTGAAGGATAGCTTTAACGTCACGTCTTGCATTCGCAACGGTGCCGGTGACTACACGTTTACTTTTATCACACCGCAGCTCGACGCTAATTACACCATTTCGGGCGCGGCTCAGCAAACGGGTACGGGTCCGGGAGTGGTAGGCGTGGCCAACTCTGCTAACCTGACCACTTCCGCGGCGCGGGTGGGGTGCTACGTCACGAACGCCGTTGCCACACTCCAAGACTGTGACGTGTTCAGCGTGGTAGGCTTTGGCAATCCGTTTTGAGGTACGGCCATGTCTTTCTATGACAGCGTAATCCGCAACTCGAAATACTACCGCTCAGACGTTGTTTGCCGCGACATGGCCATGCTGGAGCCCGGCACGCGGCAAGCGGTCGCGGATCTTGTCGCGGATGCACAAGCCAGCGGCATCGATTTGCGAGTGTTGGAGACGTACCGCAGTCAAACCAGGCAGTCCGCGCTATTCACCGAACGCAGAACTCAGTTACGTACGGTCGGTTGCCACGGGTACGGCGTAGCGGTTGACTTCGGCGTCTTTGTGAACGGCAAGTACGCCGAAGATAACAAGCCTTACGTCTTTTTGCGCACGCTGGCGCGCAAGCACGGGCTTGTGAGCGGGCAGGACTGGGGTCACGCAAAAGAAGGCAGCTTCGTCGATAGCGGGCATGTGCAGCGCATCCCTGTGTGGCGTCAATCGGAACTGTTCTCAGGATCTTGGTACCCGATCGAAGATTACAACCCGTACGCAGACAGCGCAAGCCATGGGCATGCAGACGTCGTGATGCTGGGCGAAGGTGTTGCGGTCGTGACGGCGCCTGCGATCAAACCGCCCGTGATTGCGGAGCCTGAAAAGAAAACGCCGGCAGCTACAAAGCTTGCCGGCGACGATTTGTGGGGCCGCTTGCTACGGGGTTAGTGTTTAAACGACCTGTCGGCTGGAGGCGTCCATCCGTTCGTCCCCGCCTCTTTCTGCGCTTCATTTTGCGGCGCGGGTTTCTCGATAGTCTCGCCATCGCCGCCACGGTCGTTTTTTCCGAACTCCTCCAAGTCGCGTTCGAACTCAGCCAGTTCGGAAAACTGCCCGTCCAAGGCTTCGTGGCGTTTCTGCATGTGGCCATCCAGACGGTTAAGGTAGCCGTCCGTACGCTCCACTAGCTTATCCACGTGAGCTTTGGTGTTGGCTTCCACGCGATCCATGGCCGCGTTAGCGCGTGCGAAGTGCGATGCAAGCTTTCCCATCGTTCGGAGTGTCCTAGCCGCCCGTATGTGATTTGTAAGCCGGTCCAGCGGGAGGGCGTAAGGCTCGCGGTTCGGCGGGCGGACGATGACGAAAACGGGGGTTGGCATCGGAGGGCAATCCGCTTGGAGGGCCAACCCCCGGGGCTCCGTTCTCACAGTTTTCGTCTGACATGATTTGCCTTGTTCGTCAATATCTGGTAGCTGTTTAAATGCAACTTCACCTTTAGGAGCATCACTTATGAACGGAACGCAAGTACAGACGACGGCGTCCACGCTGGTTGCTGGTTTCGCGGGCTACGCTGCCGGCCACGGCTGGCTTGGGCTCGACGTCGGCGCGTGGACGGCTATCGGGGTCGCGGCGCTGGCAGTGTGGCCGGCGGTGGTGACGCGGCTTCAGTCGCTCAAGAACACCGTGGGCAACTCCGGCGCCATCGTCGTGACGTCCCCGGAGAGCGCCAACGCCACGCCAAATCCGAAGGTGGTCACCCCGGGTCAGGCCGCCGCCATCCTCGCCACCGCCAAGTAACCGCCGCACGCCGGCAACAGGGGATACGAACATGAAACGCGCTCTTGCGCTACTGTGCCTGGTTGGTGCCGTAGCGCTTGGCGGCTGCGCTCAGCAAGTCGCCGAATTCAAGGCCAAGGTTGCCACGCTGCAACAGGTCTTCACGCTCGCCACGACGGCTACGGTTCCGTCCGACGTGGTCATTCCGGCCGCGTACGCCTTCGACGCGGTGAAGGTCACGGCCACGAACTACGGGCAATACTGCATTCAGGAAAAGATGGCGCCCTCCATCTGTTCCGCAGTGATCCGCCGCGTTGTGGTCAAGTCCATCCGTACGGGCTCCGCAGCTCGGGCGGCACTGGAAAGTAGCGTGGTCAACAAAACGCCGGCTTTGGCGTCCACGTACAACGCCATGGTGGGCGCGCTGAACGCGCTCAAAGCGCAACCCATCGCGCAAGCCCCGGGGGCATCCAAATGAACGCGGCTCTTACCGCCTTCCTCGCCCTGATCCAACAGCTCATGCCGCTGTTGACGGGTCCGCAAACGGCCCAAGTGACCGCCCTCATTTCCGGCGTCGTGACGGCGCTGATAGAGTTTTCGCCGCTGATTGAAAAAGAGATCAGTGGCGCGTACGTGGCCGTCAAAGGCATTATCACGTCGCTGCAAGGCGTGGTTTCCCAGCCCGATCAGCTCGCAGCTCTGCAAGCGTTTGACGCCCAAATCGACGCAGCGTGGAACGCCATCGAAACGCAGCTTGATCCGGACGCAACGGTTGCCGCAGCACCCGGCTCTGCGACGACCTGATTAGCGCACGGATTTGGGGCCGGGCGCGGTGCAGTGCTCCTACACCGCGCCCGTAGCTTTTAGGGTTCGTCATGCAGCTTGAACCATTTCCGGGTACAGAACCTTTCGCGCCGTTTCCTTGGCAGCAACCCGTACCGGATGCGCCTGCGTGGCCTTGGGAGCCGCCGCCCGTAAAGCCGTACGCGGAAGTCAAAGCCGAGATAAAGGCCAAGCTTAAGGACTTCGACAAGTACCGCGAGTTTATCAAGATCCGGCCGCGTGAAGGTGGTGAGCGAAAGCCGTTTGTCCTGAACAACGCGCAAACCGTACTTCACCAAAAAGTAGACGCGGAGCTTAAAGAATTCGGAATGGTGCGTGCGCTAATTCCGAAAGCGCGCCGAATGGGCGTGTCTACGTACATCGGTAGCCGATATTTTCACAGCACGGCCACTAGCTACGGTCGCCGCGCTCAAGTCGTGGCGCACCGCACGGACAGCGCTGCGAACCTGCATCGAGAGATTAAGGAATTTTGCGAAGGATTGCCGCCGGCTCTGCGACCGCATATCGGCGCCACCAACGCGCGCGAGCTGATTTTTGATATTTTGAAATCGCTATACAAGGTGTCGTCGGCTGAAGGCGGCGATATCGGCCGTTCCGACGATTTTCATTTGCTGCATCTGTCCGAAGCGGCTTTCTTTGACAACACGGAAGATTTGTCGTCCGGCTTGCTTCAGACGGTGCAGAACTTACCAGGCACCGAAATTGCCATGGAGAGCACGGGCAATGGGCAGTCGGGCATGTTTTTCAACATGTGCGAGGAAGCCATGCGGGCCAACAACAAAGGCCCGTGGCGCTGTCACTTCCTGCCATGGAGACTGATGCCGGAATACGTACGCCATGACTTGCCATTTGCGTGGAAGGCATCCCGCGATTTCGAAGACTATGCGAAGCTGCACGGCTTGAGCCGAGAACAGCTTTACTGGTTTTGGATGCAAAATTATACGATCGCGACCATGAACGGCGGGCAACCGGATCTGATCCACCGGCTTACCAGGCAGGAGTACCCGGCTATCTATTCCGAATGTTTCATGGCAGACAGCACGCTTGACTTTTTCAAAGCGTCACTGATTTCGGCCGCCATGGTAGCCACCCCCCGGCCCTCTGCCGGCGCGCTGAAGATCCTTGCGATAGACCCAGCCGGAGACGGACAAGACAAGGCTTTCGTCGCCGATCGGCAGGGCTCCGCTATCGGTGCCCGCATATGGGGCGAGCTGGCCACGCCGGACAGCAACGTACAGGCCGATTGGCTGGTTGAACAGTTTAAACGCTACAATATGGATTGCATCGCGATCGATAGCACCGGCATGGGAAAAGCCGTGCTCGACGCCACCAGGCTACGCATGCGAATGCACGGCCCGGAAAAAGTCATAGCGGTGGGTTTCGGCCATGGCGCCCACAATGCCGTACAGTACGCCAATCGTCGTTCGGAGTTGCACGGTAAGTTTGGCGTGTGGCTGCAAAGCGACGTCTCGATACCGAATGACAAGCTGTTGCAGGAGGAAGCCGCCGCGTATAAGTGGGGCGTGGGCGGCTGTCACCGCAACGAAAACGCGCAGCTACTCATGACGCCAAAAGAGAAGATCCGAAAAGAACTGGGGCGTTCACCAGACCGGCTTGACGTTTGCGCGGTCGCGATGGCGGTTGATTAGACGCCAGTTTTCATGTCGTGTGCCATCAAGTGTAGCGTGCCGTACTGCTCAACGAACGTCATGTTGCAGCGTCGCGTACGCAAGCAAAATGCCGAACCTGTTTCTCCCTGCCCGTCTTCCCGCAGCACGACAACTCCAGCCCCAACCGTACCGAAGTCGCCGGCTTCGATAAGGTCCGCGATACTTCGTAACCACGTTGCCACGTCTCCCGTACCGTTGCCGTGGTCGTCCATGCCCGTGCCGCGCGGCACGATGTGCAGTAATTCACTCATGCGTACGGCCTCCGGGGGTTGACAGTTTCCGTACCTGTAGACTATAGAAGTACGGATTGCAACCCGTACCTAGGAGCACGCATGTTTGACACGACCGACCCGCTACCGCCGGCAGCGGAGCCCAAAAAGCCGCCGCGGAAACCCCGTCCGAGTGAGATCGCGAAGAAAGCCGCCAAGGCTGCGGCGAAGTCTCAGGCCCGGCCGGTAAAGAAGTCCAAGGCCAAGCCGGCCACGAAGCGCAAGCCGTCCAAGCCGGCGAAGCCGAAGACCAAAAAGGCCAAGGCCAAGAAGGCACCCCCGAAAAAGGCCAAGGCCGCAAAGAAGCCGGCGACGAAGTCGCGGCCCAAGAAGTCGGCTCGCAAGCCCGGCAACCAACGGCCTCTTGTTCGTACGGAGCGCGTGGACATGAAATTGTCGAAGCCGGAGAAAAAGGCTTTGGTGGCTTTGGCGAAGAAACGGGACAAGTCCGTCACGGCCGTCCTCATGGACTTGGTCCTCAAGATGACCAAGAAGTAATTCAGGCCCCGGGTAATTCCGGGGCCTTGTTTTTGGCTGCGTCTACCGCGTCGAGATCGTAAACCGCGCGTATCAGCTCCGCTATGTTGCGAACACCGTAGGCCTTGCGGAGTGCGTCTGCGTAGCCTTCTACCGTACGCGGTGCGCAGTTCATCGCGGCAGCAACTTCTTTGGTGGGCAGTCCTTTGCAGAGCAATACGCGGGCCTCCCGCGCTCGCTTTGGCAGCGGGCAAGACGGTTCCGGCATCAGTAGCACCCCGGCACGTCACCCTTTTTCTTCGGGTTCTTGACGTCCATCATATCGGCACGGGCCGAATGCAGCCTGGCTTTGGCGTGGAGTTCGGCCGCCTTCTGCCGGTGCATGTCCGCCGTGGGTTCTTTCTTGGCGGGGGCTTTCTTCGCCCCGCCGCCCTTTCCCTTCGCCATGGTGGCTCCTCCGTGGTTAGACGCGAATGCGGAACGCAGGCCCCTCGAAAGAACCTTGCGACATGCCGACGCCGTCAACGCGGGTCGCATACTTGCCGCCGATGTCTTTCTTGGTCGGGTCCATGCCGGCGTACAGCGATTGAAGTTGTTTCCGGTGGCGCTTGCGTACGTGGTCGCCTACGGCCTTGCTGCGGGCCATGAGGATAGGTCGGAATGCCTTACCGTCTTCGTCGGTGCCGGCTGTGAGATCCTTGAACAGGTTCGACAGCTTTTCGTCCGTCACCGGCACGAAACCCTTGTTCTTGGCGTTCATCATGGCGGTAGGCGTGCCGTTGCAGATGAAGAATTCCCAATCCGGGTACTTCTCGCGATCGGGAATGTAGAGCTTCAGCGGTCGGTCCAGAACAAGGTTCTGAATGATCTGTTCCCAGTCCAAGGCTTCCTTGAACGGGGTCAGGTTGGCCACGGCGTTGCCGGCGCTGAACGCCTCCGGAATGGCGGCCGGCGGGTTGGGCTTCAAGTGGTCATCGATGCCCGGGATGAAACCTGCGTTCATGGCTTACTTCGCCTTCCGTTGATGCTCTGCGTACGCTGCGTCAAGCGCTCGCTTGTGGAAATTCTTGCGCTGTTCCTCCGTAGCGGCGGCCGGGAGGAACTTCTGCGCAGACGCCTTGATGCGCGCTTGCACGTCCTTGGGTGCCTCGCTCAGCTTCGACCAGGCGCCGCCACCGGCACCGCGGCCCCGCGCGCCCGTATCGTCGTCCCGGGGGCCATCCGTGCGTCGAGTGGCCGGTTTGGTCGCTGCCTTGCCCGCATCGTCATCGTCGTCCCCGGGCTCCTCCGTGGCGGTCGTCGTTGCTGCGGCGTCATCTTCGACGGCCTTCACGACCGCTTCAACGAAAGCCTGCGGTGTGGCAAACTTGGCGGTGGACATGTTGCGGGCCGCGTCCATGGCCTTCGCCGACTTTTTGGGGTCGGCACCGAACCACGGCAGCTTGTTCAGCTCGGCTTTGACTTCCGTATCGCCGAAGCCGGTTTGAACGGCGGGCTTTGGCGCCGTTGCCAGCTTGAACTCGGCAAGCTTGTCGGCTGCGGCCTTGGCGCCTGCGACGTCACCGTTGACCACCGCAGCTTCGTGTTGCGAAGTGAGCGTGTCCAGCGTCGTTTTGCGCATCAATTCGTCCAGATCCATAGACTTTGCTCCTAGCGGTGGTTGCGCTGTTTCTTGGGGTTCTTGCTCGGGTACGTGACGCGCTCGCGTACGTTATCCGGCACGGGCGCAATGGGGGATTTGTTCGCCAGCTCGACGGCTGCACCTTCAACGCCTTGCTGGCTTTCGTCCGCGTCCCATTGCAGCGTTTCGGCCGCCGGCATTTTGTCCGCCGGAATGATACCGATCACGTCTTGGAAGCTGGAGACGTAGCGCCAGCCGGTGGGAATGAGCTGACCGCCCTGAACCATCGTACCGGCAAACGGGCGGATCAGAACCCAGTCGCCAAGCTGTACGTTTTGCCGGTTCATGAATTCGGACGCATCTTCTTTCCGCGCGTCCTTGAAGTTGAACGCGAGCGGCCCCATGGCGACGATACGCCCGGCCATGACGTTGTGTTGCGCGATATCCCGCGATTGATCCGGCACGATGATGCTGCCCACCTTCTCCGGCGGCCGGGGCAGGCGAATGATGACCATGTCCCGGGTGGGGATGACGTGTTCATGCGGGATTAGAAAGCGGTGTACGGTATCAGTCATTTGGCCAAGTGCTCCTCGATATTGGCGTGCGGTGCTTCTCCAGAAACGTACGGAGTTCCGCCGGCTTGCTTTCTATCAGCTTTACCAGGTCATGCCAACCCGCCGCCTGCCCCTGCTCCAGCTCCGTCACCACCGCCACCCCCGACAGGAAGCGGTCCACCACCCCCTTGCTGCGGGCCTGGTAAACCTGGCGCACCGCCTGCGTTACCGGGTGGTTGATCCAATCCCGCAAATCCTGATCCTGCATTCTGACTTTCCGTCATTAGCTGTTTCACGGTTTCTTCAAGCTGCGCCATTTGTAGCAGCGCCATTTGATTACCTTGCATGCCGCCTTGCGCTTCCACGATGTTCTTAAGCGCCGACGTAAGATCCACGGCAACTTTACCAATCGTCTGAATGCGCGCCGTGCTCGCCTTGTGCATATCGATCGCACCTTTGAGGCGTTCGGCCGGCGTGGCTTCCTGCGGCTTGGCCTGCCCGATCAGCTTTTCCGGGTTGGGCAAGCGGAGAACCTGACAGAGACGTAGCTGGATTTCTGGAAGCTGCCACGGTACGCCCTTCTCGGCTTGGTCAAGCATCTGAAAATAAATGCCGGCAAGTGCGCTCCGGTGCATTTCGGTGGCTAGCTGCGGGTCTGCGGTGACCGCGATTGTGCCGGTATCGCCGGCCAAGATGGCTTGCGGCAGCAAATCGTACATGTCAGCCATGCGTACGTGGGCTTTGCCCTCGCCCGTAAGCTGTTGAACCATGCGGCGATGTACGGCGCTCTGTACCTGCGAACCGTTATCGATGATGCCTTTTGCCAGCGTCGCGGACATGGATGCGGGTGCGTTTTCCAAAAGGTTCAGCGTGCCTGCGATGCGGTCCCCAAGTGTGATAACTTTTTCAAGTACGGCAACCGAACCGGACGAAACCGATTTGACAGGGAAAGACTGATAGGTGTCGTTCAGCGGGCGGTCACCGGGGAGCACGTTGACGCGATCGGTTTTGATTTCCACGCTGTCGGGTACGCCAACGCCACCGCCCACCATCACACCGCCGTTTTCGGCTTCGGACTTCGCGGTATCGATGATGGACGCGAGAAGGTCGTTTGCGGTGTTTTCCGGGTTCTCCAGAAGCCAGCCGAAACCCATCGGGAGGAAACCGCCATCCGGGTCCGGCAGGAACACGTACGGGAAATAACGGGGTACGGGTTTAAAGAATAATTCTTCTTTGTTGTCCACAACCGTTTTGGACGACCACCGCGGCTCAATCTTGACGACTTCTTTCATGTCGTCGAGTGCAATCGTGACGGTCCACGGTTCGTTGATGCCGTCGTTATCGAAGTCAAGCCAGCAATCCGTTTCGTAGAACTTCATGGACGCTTGCGGGTCTTGTTCGTCATAGCGCGGTTGGTAGTCAACCCAGTGACCGCGCTCAATGCTGCGGTCTATTTCGTACGGATAGCGCTCAAACTCCTCCGTCATGCGTGGCGTACGCTCAACCGTACGCATGCCGGAATTGACGATGACGTGCGTACAGGGGAGGAACTTCGAATATATCTTTTTGTCTTCGCTTTCGTACTTGCGCTTACGCCACGCAAGGCCGGTTGCGGCCATGTGGATAACAAGCTGATCCGTTTCCAGCGTCCAAACCGGGTCATCGGTTAGGAACTGATCCGAAGTCCATTCCGCCAATGCTTCGCCGCCGGACTTCGACGCTTTGAAAAGCTGGGGCTCGCCTAGCAGCGCATCGGTTGCGCGAGCTGCAAATTGTACGATAGCTGAAAGCGTGAGACCCGTACCCGGGGACGACTGGTCGCTTTCCTCGCTCCCGCGCTGTTCCTGATTGCCCTGTTTCGACCGGGACGCAGTGTTCTTGATTTGCTGAAGGTAGCGCCTGGCATTCGCCAGCCACGGCCCCATGGACTGTTCATCGATCGCGATCAGGTCGCAAAGGTGGTCGGCAAGTACGCGGCGATCGGACGCCGTCATTTTTGCCGCCAAATTGCCGATTGTCTCGGGGGCTTGCAGGTCGATTTTGAGCTTTGGCGGCGAATAGGTCATGCGGTCCCCGTAATATTACTCTATGTATGACAAGTCAACTGTTTAAACTACCACATATTGTGAACAAAATAAAAAAGTGCTATTCCTGCATCGTTTAAATCGCCCGGCCTGCAAAACGCCGGACCCCTCAACGCACGGAGAATTCCCTTGCAGGTCATTGACCGTTCCCTACAGGCTTCGCAATACTGGCCCGGCCTGTACGCCTTGTTCGGCCTCGATTACGAACGCCTCGAAAAGGTCTACACCAACTTTTTCGACAGCAAGTCTTCGGAGAAGGCTTTCGAGGAGTTCATGACCGAACGTGCCGGCCTTGGCCTTGCCGTTCAACAGCCCGAACTCGAAGGCGTCCAGTTCGACGTTCCGAATGAGGGCTACCGTACGCAGGTTACCCACGCTTCGTACGGCCTGGCTGTTGCGATCTCGCGCGAAGCGGAAGACGACAACCTGTACGAAGACGTCGGCGGGCGCATGATGAAGGAACTTGCCTTCAGCGCTAACCAGACCATGGAGTACATCGCGCACGCGCCGCTGCAAGTCGCGGTGGACGCAGTGAACGGCGTACGTGCGGACGGCGTCCCGCTCGGCTCGGCTTCGCACCCGACCGCCACCGGCTTCCAGAGCAACTTGCTGGTTGCGGCCAACGTCTCGGAACTCGCTTTCGAGAATGCCGTGATCCAGATCAGCTATGCGCGCAACGGTCGCGGCTTCATCATCAACACCCGGCCCAAGCGCGTCATCCTGTCCCCGGAGAACGGCCCGGAGACCCGGCGCATTCTCGGCTCGCCCTTGCAGTGGAATGCGCAGACGAACAACATCAACGTGCTGCGCGCGACCGGCGCACTGCCCGAAGTCATCGAAACCCCGTACCTCGTGGACAAAGACAACTACTTCATCCAGACGTCCGAACAGGACAAGGACAACGGGCAGGGCATGACCTTCTGGGAGCGCTCCGGGCTGGAGACCCGGGAGGATAGCAACTGGTCGAACCAGGCCAAGTTGCTCGCCATTTGGTTCCGGTGCTCGGCGTCTATCGTGGACTTCCGCACCGTCTACGTTTCGCCCGGCGCCGACGCGCAGTAAAAGCGTTTCCTCCCAGACTTGGGGCCGCCAGTTTTCACGCTGGCGGCCTTTTTCTCTTGGTGGTAGGATGCCGGCATGAAAGCGGGCCATTCAGTCAAGCCGAAATTTGCGCCTTTTGAGACATGGGCGGCGTGTCCGCGCTGTGGCGCTCGCGTGGCCTACAGCACGTTACGGCGCGAACGCCTGACCGGCTTGCTGGTGTGCTCCCCGTCTTCCGGGCGGCCCGTGCGTTCGTGCTTGGACCCGTGGCCTGATGTGCTCGATTTCCAAGCCTACCCCGATCGCTCGATAGAGCCCCCGCCGGAACCGTATCCGGCACGCTGGGGCCTCGATACGCTATGGAGCACGGCACCGCAGGTACCGGCGTCCGACGACGCCACGCGGCTGCAAGGCTTGCTTAAAGTGGTGCCCTACTACAAGACGCTCGGCAAGTCCGCGGCCTTTCCGCCCGCGCTCCCGACGTCCTACGCCATCGTGGACGTGACCACGATCAACCCGGCCGAATGGGACGGTACCTTTATTCCTTCGGGCTCCGTGCGTACGGTCACGCCTCCGCTTGACCCGTCAAGCGATATCGGCAAGACGGACCTTGACGTTGTCACCCAACTGTGGGGGCCGCCCCCGACCGTCTACAGGGGAGTTTAAACGCAGTGACTTTGGTTTCCGATGTCATCGCCGAAGGGCTGCACCTATTCGGCATTCTCGATATCACAGAAGACCCGGCCACGACGGATCTTGCGATAGGCGTCAAGCTGCTCAACAACCTCTTGCGAAACGAGCAAGCGGACGGTGCGGCACAGTATTTTATGCAGCTTGTGAACATCACGCTTCCGGCGGGCGTGAACGGCGTGGAGTATTCTTTCACGATCGGCGCCGGAAACAGTTTCACCGTCAACGCCGATGCCGTCGCGCTCAAGTCTCTCTGGATTAAGGATATCGGCATCACAAGCCGGGAGACACGCGAAAGCCCGATGACCGATGTTGTCCGTACGACATTCCCGGGCATGATTACGAAATGGCACCAGCGCCGGCAGGCGGACGGCAGTTTGATTATCAACGCATGGCAACCGCCGCGCGCGAGTTTTCCGGCATTGATTGAGTACGGTGGACGCTGTCCGCTACTGGCTGCGGCGGATGGGTCCGACACGCTACCGATGCCGCCCGAAGGCGTTCACGACGCTACATTGCTGTTCGGACTGCGAGCTTGCACTGCGTACGGCAAAGACCCGAACAGTGCTGGCCTGATCGCACAGCAAGCGATTGCGGTCGATACGAAGTGGAAGCAATGGGCGCGTGGTCGCCAGTGGATGCGGTTTTTGCGCTCATGACCGCACCGCTCAACATACTCGGCACGTTTCAAGACCCGCTCAACATCGACATGGGCGCGGGAAAGCTGACCAACGTACGCGTGGTTCCGCGGCAGGACACGGAAGCCAAGGACGGCAAAGCACGGCTGCTCGGGGCGCCTGGCTTGACGCTGGTATCGCGTCCGTCTTCGTCGGCTTGCATCGCTCTGTGTCACGCGCTCGGCACCGTCTGGAGCGGTCATGCGGACGGCACCATTTATTACGGCGTAGAGACTGGAGCGCCAACGCTTTCCGGTACGGTGGCAGTGAACGCGCTACAGCCAGTTATCCGCATGGCTGAAGATCGTACGGCGCTCGTCATCGCGTCCAACCGCAACGTGCTCAACGCAGCGGAAGCGGGAACAGGGTACACGGCCACCCAGGGCGCGGGCGTGGTCAACGCAGGATTTGACAACTCCATAAACTTTGACCCGGCTACCTGCGTTGAACTTGACAACATGACGATTTGGTCCGCGGCGTCCAACTTTTACGCCAACCAATCAGACCGTATGTACCGATCGGCGCCGCTTGCGCCCGCCAGCGTGGACCCTAACGCCTTCGCTACCAAAGAAGCGCGAGCGGATCGCATCGTTGACATGTTCGTGTCCGGCCGCGTCATGTGGCCGCTCGGATCACGCTCCATGGAGCAATGGTACGATGCGGGCAACAACACCGATTTTCCCTTCGCTCCGTTCCCCAACTCGCTAACTGAAGTCGGCTTGGCATCCCGCACGACACTAGCGGGGCTCCGTGGATCTTTCGGCTTCGTCGGCACGGACAAGCGGATCTGGCGAGCTTCAGGGCAGACGGCGCAAGGCGCGAGCCCGAATTGGGTGGACATCCTACTTCAGCAGCTAACCGATGCTCAAATCGCATCGCTGACTTCTTACGCGTACGGACAGGGCGGCGCCGACTTCTACGTCATTACGCTGCCCGGCCAATGGTCGCTTGAGCTGGCGGTGAATTTCGGCGTGTGGAGCTACCGACAGTCACCGGGACGCGCAGACCACGCCGGACGCTGTGCTACAGAGCACGATACCGGAATTACGTACGTTGGTTTGGACACCGGCCACGTTTGCCGCCTCGATATCAATTCGTCATCAGAACCCGGCGGTACGCTGTACCGCGAGATCATAACGCCGTGGCTGGGCGAGGAAGACAAGCGGCACACGCTGAATTCAGTGGACGTCACGTCGTCCATGGGACCGGCCGCGGGAAATTTTGATTTCGATTGGTCAATCGACAAAGGCCAAACGTGGCGCGGTCATCGATCAATCCAGATGCCGCAACCTGGCACGCGTAGAGCCGTCGCAAGGGGCTTGGGGACGGAACGGCGCCGACAGCTTCGCTTGCGCTACTCCGGCACGCAGGCGCCGTTTACGGTTGACAGCTTCTATGCCGACATCACGCGGGGTGCGTAGCCGAAATGGAGAAAGCGACGGCGTGTCGTGTCTTGGTACCTGGCCAATCGGCTACGCGCTTTTGCATCGCCTTCGTGATCGGGTTGGCCTGTTCGTATACGGCGATGATGGGGCGAGTGTAGCTCGCAAGGTGCCGTGTGAGCCGGTCCTTACTCACGCTGTCAAAATTCTGCGTGAGGTGCGTACCGTTAGCGGCTTCGTACTGAATGGTAAACATAGTGCCCTCCAAAATTGACGTACGGGCACTATAATAAATTCTGTGGATAAGTCAAATGGTTCAAAAAGTACCGCCGCCTGTAGGCTTCGCGATCCAAGACCCGGTCTTTAACCGCTGGCTTTTGGAGCTGGTGAATATCCTCAATGGCGACGGTACAATAGACCCCTCGCTTATTCCCGGGTTCAACACGCTTCAGAACGAAATCGACGCGCTCAACACGTTGACCACTCAGCAACAGCAACAGATAGGCTTTCTGACCGCGCTGGTAAATCAACAGCAAGCCAGCATCACCGCGTTACTCGCTCGCAACCAAGTCTACAACGGTGCTACGGGTCCGTCTGTCGGGCTCGGCGTTGACGGCGATTGGTACTATAATCGTGCAGGTGGTGCGGGCTCGCGTCTGTACATCCGTGTTGGTGGTGCTTGGGTGGCGCAAGCTATCTAAAGAGCATCACGCCGTTAACGATTTGCTGGAACTCTTCAAGCGTACGGCAGAGGTAGTATTGGCCGCCGCACTCGCGCCACGCGATTTCAAAGTCTACTTGTTCGCTGGTTTGTTCATTGTCGTCAACCTTCAGCTCTATAGCTGCTTTGTGCTCGACGTCGGGAAATAGAAGCCAATCGGCTACGCCAGCAAGCACGCCCTTTGCCTTCAGCTTCACGTGATGCTGTACGTTCGCCTTGCGCTCATTGGCGACGTGAAAGGCGAGCAACTGAGGGTACGCCTCTTTCAGCCACGTTGCGGTGTGGATCTGAAGACAGTCTTCCGAGACGTCTTCCGGCTTGACCGGGACGGTTTTGCGCGTGCGGTGGACGACCTTGGGGGCCTTCTTACGCGCGGTCTTTTTTCGGGGCTTCGATGATGCCAAGACGCAAAAACTCCCTCTCTTGCGCTTCCGCAAAGGCGGCTAGCGCGTGCTCAACTGCGTCCGATCGGTTGTTGATTGTGTCGATTGTGGTATTCCGGACGATGTAATCCACCCGGACCACAAGATCCGATGGGATGCGTGCCGAAATCATGGTGGTGTTGCCGTTTTTCCCCATGGGTGGTATACATAGCTTACGTGTCATACAAGTCAAGGGGCTTCCATGAGCGACGTCGGTTCGGGTTTGGGCGGTATCGTCGGCGGCATCATGGCCAAAGACGACCTTAACAGCGCCAGCAACGCTATCAATTCGAACGTGAACGACGTCACGTCGAAGACTGATCCGTACGTTCAGTTTGGAACCGGCCTGCTCGACAAGACCGGGGCCGCCATCGATAATCTGTCCGGGGCGGCCGGGACGCAGTCTTACCAAGACTTCATGAAAAATTATCAGGGGTCGCCGGCACAGACCTACCAGACTACGCAGGCTGACAAGGCGATCAGCGCAACGAACCTGGCTGCGGGTGGTTTCCTGTCCGGCGCCAACCTGCGTTCGATCAACCAGACGTCGCAGGATATCGCCAGCACGTACGCCAACAACGCGTACACGCAGTACCTTGCGGGCAACAATCAGAACTTTGGCCAGCTCAACACGGTCGTTGGCGATCTCTTCCAAGGCATCGGTGTTGGTCAGACCGCCACGGGCCAAGAGGCAGGCGTGGTGTCGTCGCAGAACAGCGCGCAAGCCGCCATCGCTCAGTCGGAAGCCAAGGCCGATACCGGCATCGGTGCGGGCGTCGGCTCGCTGTTCTCCGGGCTTAGCTCGCTGGCTAAGAAGTGATTGCGTACAGGTAGCAATCCTGTGGTTCCTCGCTGGTATTGGGGAATACGGCATACTTTGCCATGCGGCCTTCGCGTACGGCGCCCATCCGTTCCATGACACGCTGAACTTGGACGTTGTCCACGTGACAGTGAGCCCATATACGTTTGATGTCTGAGTTTTGGAAAAATAGCTCTCGCACCCACGGAGCTGCAAAACGGCGTCCTGCGCCTCGCGCTAGCGGGCTGAAGTACAAAGCACACGCGATGCTGTGCCCTTGCTTCTCATAGCCGGCAACACCAACCAGGCGTTCAGCCCAAGGCAGTCCGTCAAATACGCCAAACCAGTAACCGTTAGCTTTAGCGTACGCCGCAATTAACTCGCGAGCATCGTCAATAACGCGATGCGTACGGAAGCCAAGATACTTTGTAACTTCCGGGTTTGAAGTGATGCGGAATAAATTTCCCGCATCGTCGTACGTTAGCTTTCTGGTGAAATACATTATTTTTTCATCCGTACGTGAATGTAGCCATCACTATCTATCGGCAGCCCCGCAGTCCACGTACGCTCGCGGCACATGATGCCGCGCATCTGTTCAGCGCGTTCTTTAGCTATTGCAACGGGCGCCAGTGCAAGGATACTATCGTAGACGTCCAGCACCAAATGCGTGTCCGGCATTTCGATTTCAATCTCGTCTTCCGCAGTCGTGATGATATCGCGCGTGATCGATTGGCAAGCGATTTCCAGTAACGAACCACCAAAGCATTTTTGCCGGCGCATAGCGCCGTACTTGCCACGAAAGAACGCCATTTCACCGAACGTAGTAATGTGCGCGCTGTAGTGCGGAATGCAACGGCCAGATGGAAGCAACATCCAAACCGTGCCATCCGTGGTTTTCTGGAATGCAACCTTGCCAACCGGGAAGATCCGCCCCGGATGTTCATAGATGCAGAGTTTAAACGCTTCCGCCAGATCGTGCCACAACTGCTCAAGCTTGGGGTTGGCGCTTCTGTACCCCATGATATCGGCTTGCGCCTTCATTTCGTCAATGCGGCGCCCGCCCGTACGCTGTTGAGCCATGTACGTTTTCCAGCCCAATTGATAGTTGCCGCCCAACGTCACCGGCTTGGCGTCTTGACGTTGCTTCGGATGCGTCTCTTTCGTCGCGCCTGGTGGCACCCATCCCATCTGTATGGCGTTGAACATGTACGGGTCGCCATTTGCGGCTAGCATGTTTAGGCGGTCTTGGTCGCCAGCCATCCACATTGCAATGCGGTACTCAGCGTTCGACAAATCGTTGTCGATGACCGCGTAGCCGTCGAGCCCGCCAACGCAGCCGCGCAAACAATCGGACAGCGCCGTGTTGTTCATCAGGTACGTAACGCCATTCCATTGCGCCTCGCGCAAGCCGGCCTTCAACCAGTCGATAACCTGATCGATGGATGGCCGGCCTTCCTTTCCGTCAAACTTCCCGGACGGGCGAGCGATATTGAAGACGTTCACACCTTCGGACGTGCCGCGACCAGACCGCGCGCCGAAGTATCGCGTCCCGTCTTTATACCAACCATTGACATGCCTATCGAGAAGCGTCTGCGCCTTCAACGGTGCGGAGCCGCCTTCGGACTTCAACAGTTCAAGTACGGTGCGGACGTCCGGATGCAAATTTTGATCCTGCAACTTTTCGTCAACGATGTACTTTTTCGTGCTTTCCAGCCCGGCGGCTCGATTGCCGCTGTTGGCCCAATCGAGAATTCGAGCGCGTTGGGACAGCTTCGTGACGCTGCCATTGGTCAAATCGACAAGCTGCCGGCTGGTTTCTTCCTCAATCTCTTGCCGACGAAGCGCGATAGCCGTTGCAAGGTGGGTGTCAACCGGGAGGCCGATTTCGTTGCGGCGCCACGTGCGCTCAAACACCCGACGTTCGGCCGGTTGGATCTGTGGCAAACGTTCATCGATGTTGATAAGGCAGTCAAGATCCTGCTTAGCGTACGCAACCAGCGTAACGTACGTTTCGTAATCTTCACAGAACCGCCCGTGCTTGTCCGGCTTGCACGTCTTCATGACGGCGGCGTGGCCCTCCGGGTCTTTGCCTGGCAGACCGAACACCTTGCAGACTTCATCTAGGCCGCCGGGGTATGCGAGCGCCTGTGCCCGGCCCATGGTGCAATCAACGTGGCGTACGGGAATGGCGAGGAACGGGTTTTGACCCAGCAACACGTTCACGTCAAAATTGGCGTTGTGTGCCTTGAACAACCCACCGCAACGAATGCACTCGAAAATATCCGCGTAGAGATCCGCAATCGTGTGGGTGCCAAGTTGCGGGTAAAGCGGGCAGGCGGATTTTCGGACGTCGCGGAAACTCCAGACCGCAACCGTAATGGCTGTAGTGCGATCGGCCGCGTACCGACGCGCGCCCGACTTTTTTAAATCGACGACAGAACGCGTTTCAAGATCGCAGGCAATATCGTTGTAGTTGAGCACGGTAGCCCCTCAAAAACGAAGGCTCCCGGGATGCCGCCACCCCGGGAGCCATTGAGCCGCTTACCGCTGCGGCCACCCACCGCCGGGGGGTGTGGAGAGCTGGGGCTGGGGCGCCCCCCACTGCGGGACGGTGGCTGGGTTAGAAGGGTATGCAGTCTGCGGTGCAGGCTGGCCACTGTTCGAAGGGAATTGCCCGCCATTGGCCGGCATACCGCCCGGGGCGCCATACGGAGGCGTGCCCGGCGCGACAGACCCGAAAGGGGCCTGCGGCGCTCCGTTAGAAGGGAACGCAGTACCACTGCCCGGAGCGCCGTTCGTAAACGGGGCCGTCGCAGGCCCCGCGGCCTGGCCCGGCGCTCCAAATGCAGGGGCGCCCGGTGTCGGGGCAAAGGCTGGTGACGGGGGCGTAAAACCCCCTTGCTGTGGCCCTCCCCAACCGCCCGGAGCCCCACCAGGCGACTGCATGCCGGCGGCGGGAGCAAACCCGGTGGGCTGCATCCCCTGCGCCTGTGCTGCCCGCATCAGTTCGGCTCCAGAGACCTGATTGGCGAACATGATTTCCGCACCAGCCCCGGTGAACACTACGGCATTGAGGTAGGACTTGACGCGGCCGGGGTCATTCTGAGCGATGGCGCAGGTTCCACCGACAGTGACGAAGTCGCCGGCCTTGACGGTGATCAGCTGCCCGCCGGGAAGCATCAGTGCCTTGTTCGCCAGCTTAACGAGATTACCGCCGGGCTGCACGATTTCAACGTTGGGCGGGTTGCTCGTGGACATGGGCAAGATCCAGTGACCGCGCGCCCACTCGGAAGATTTCCCTTCAGCGTTCGGCAAGTCGCCGTCGCTCACGGGGAAGCGGTTGACGTGTTGTGCGTTCTGCCAAATCTTGCGGCACGCTTCGGCGACCGCTTGCAAGGCGGGTTCGAAACGCCAGTCCGCTTGCGTCTTCGGCACGATGATAGCGGAGAACCAAGACGGCTTTTCCTGTGCCTTGCCTTTGTACTCCCGGCTCGGCTCCCACAGATGGCGAAGATCCACGATGCGACCTTGAAACACCATCCACGGTTCATACTGTCTCTGTGCAACCATTGTCGTTTTCCCTTTTCCAAATGATCCAGATAGTCACTTCACAACACTACCGTACGCCACTAACGCAAAGGGGTCAAGCAGGTTCAAAACGGACCGGGTCGAAAGCGCCTTTTATTTCGCGAAGCGTCAGATAAGCGGCTTCATCGTTTTCTTCGTCTTCCTCGCTAAATCTGTTCACCGTGTATACGGCACCTTTTTCCAGATAGGAGCCAATCGCATGAACGCAGCGTACGGACTGTCCTGCATAGAATGTCATGTTTGCTCCTAATAGAAAGCCTGCATGTCACCAGGCGGCTTGTGAACGCCCATTCCGACCGTCGCGTAAACCTTGCCCTCTGCTCCAAGCTTCTCCGCTTGTGCAGGCGATACCGGCTTGACGGCTTTGCTGCCGTACCGTGGTTGCAAGTAAGCGATAGCTTGGACAGGATCATTCCACGCGCGAAAAGTCTTTCTCGGCTTCAGCCCGGAACCGTCCGGAGCTGCACGACCGAGTTTCAGGCGTACGGTCAACAATTCTTCGTACGTGCTTTTCGCATCGCCAAGCCCCCGGATCAGGCGAAGTAAACGCACAAGATCAGCTTCGGTCAATTCTTCCGGCTTGCGGCGAAGCGCAGCCATCACGAAAACTGCGTCGTCGTTCATGGCCGGGCACATTGCGAATGCGCGGCACCACCGGCAATGCGGACCAGGCCGCGGAACGTTGCTGCGGTCATTCACGGCTTCAATTACGCGTTGCTTGTGCGCTTCGACTTCGGACCGATGCGCCACCCACTGTTTAAACGGTACTTCGTCGAGCCCGTTCGGTTGATAAATAACGAAGCGAAACCACGGTGACGTTATCTGATCCAAATAGCCGGAACCGTACGTCAACATCTGCGTATTGTGGTAGGCGTCAACGTCCCACTTGCCGTTTTTCAAATCGTAAACGGTGGTGATGTACGGGTGCAGGTTGACGACGTCGGGGCGGCCCCAACATTCAGAAGTGATATGCACCGTACGTTCAACGTAGAGCACGCCACGTTCAAGCTGCCGGATGAAGTCCATGCCGGTTGCAATCGCTTCGGCCGCCGGGTCATCGTCGTCCGGAAATTCCATTTGCGTGACCGCATTTTCGTGCAGCTCGTGAACCCGCGTTCCCTCTGCGGAAGCCTGGCGGGTCTTCAACGGCTTCTCAACCTCCGGAATGGCGTTGCGTGCGCTGTAGCTGCACTTAAGCCATGTGCTGGAGCTGGACGGAGGGAAAAGAGCGTGGGGCATCTGATATCCTGTTAAAAATGTGTGGTGCCAAGGGTCTCTAACCCTTAAGGGAGGCATATGACCCCCTCCCCCGTTTGTCGCGGCCTCCGCAGCACGTGTGGCGAAAGCCAGCGCTAGCCTTGCCATCGTTTCACGCATTCCGGCCGCCAACGGCACAACTTCTACTTTCCGCGCGGGGCACTCCGTCCGTCACAACGTCTATTCGGTACCGGGTGACGCCTTCCCTACTAAGCAAGTACCCCGCTGGGAAAGTAGAAACCCGTCCGGTCTCACGAAAACCGGACGGGGGTATTCCGTACGCGTTTGCCTGTTCAGCGTACGGTTAGGCGCCCATCGTCTTAGCCATCGCGTCGAGCGACGCAACCGGCAGCTTGAAAAGATAGACCGTCTTCAGCGTGTTGAGATCGGCTTGGCCGGCGGCCGAGTCAATCTGAACGCAGGCATTGCGAAGCCACTGCGTAACGCCTTCCGCCGGTTGGCCCGAAGCAATGGCGCCGTCCACGCGGACGCTGATGCGCTGAACGAGCGCCGCCACCGCCGGGTCACCGCCCATCACCGGGGCCATACCGCCACCGGGGAATGCACCGGGAGCAGCCGACAGGCCCGCCCCAGCACCGCCGGCCGCGGCTTGGAGCTGCGCACCCGAAGGCATCTGCGGTGCGGGAGCCTGGCCATTGCCCGGAATGTTTCCCACGTTCGCGCCGCCGGTTTCGCCGTCGTCATCCTTGGCGCCTTTGGCGCGCGTCTTCTTGCCGCTGGTACGGAATGCCTCCAGCTCCTCCCAATCGCCAAACTCAACTGTGATCTTCATGTCGTCTCCTGTGGTTGATGACGGTTGTGTATGACACTCCACGGGCCTTACCGTCAAGGCCCGGGGAGCGAAAGTCAGCACCAAATAAGCGTACGATCTTGGGCGATCTCAGCGCGAACGATGCCAGCGATAAGCACCATGGCGTTTCGCGTACTTTCGGACTGGTTGCCTAAGCCAAAGGGTCCGTCGTGGTAGTCGTTGAACAGCCGCAGCATGCGGCACCTCAAAATCCATCCCGTTGACGGTGACTTGATCATTTGTGCTCTCCAGCGGTTGATGTACGAAAACCGTACGCCAACCGAAATGCCATGTCAACTGTTCTGCATAATTATTTTCCGAACCGTACGCCTGGCTGCGTTTACTGCGTGAATGTCGCTAGGCGTGCCAGAACAGAAGATCGGCGGTAGCCCGGAAGCTTTCACGCGCCAGTGCCCCTTCCCTTGAATTGGTTCCTGCGGCTGATAGCCATGCTTGCGCAATTCGTCCATTGTCGCTTCTACGCAATCTGTGTGCTTCCTGCCCAACTGATGCCCCCTATCGTTGGTGCAATTGGCCGTGGACGTCATAGAGCCCTTTGGCTGTATATCTGCCGTTATTCGCGCGCTCCAGATAGACGCTGTGAACCTGCGGTAAATCCTCGTAAGGCCATACAACCATGGCGTACTGTGTTGGCAGGTACCAACCACCCGACAGGTTCTTGACCGGCGGGGACGTCACCGCTTGCCACGGTGCCGCGGCGATCAACTTCGCCACGTTGACGGCTTCCCCGCCGGCACCGCGCGAATTGAGATCCTTGCCACCTTCCCGGGTGACGGTGTTGTCGAAATTGCAATGGGGGCAGATGGGGTGCAGGAACGACGCGTAGACTTCCTCACACGCCATGCACTTCCGAACGTCCGCTTGGTGCGTCCCGCAGTGAGGGCACCGCATACCGTGATAATGCGGGTCGAAGCGCTCCATGCACGTTTTGCACTTCGGCGCGCTATCGTGGATCGTTTTGCAGTACGGGCATGTCTTGCCATGCTCCCACGTCTCCCACTCTGTCCCGCATGTTGCGTCCGGATCGAACGGGCTAACGGCTTTGCATTCGAGCAGCTTGCCGGGCGAAGCACTGATGGCGTCAAGCGTGCCATGCCTGGCTGTGTTGCCGCCGAAATCGGACAGAAGGCAGTTATTGGCGTACGGGGTTATGCGAGCGCCACGACCAAGTCCTTGCGCGTAGTAGACGGCTGATTTGGTAGCCCTGCAAAAAGCGAGGTAATCAATATCGGGTACGTCGAAACCCGTATTGAACATGTTGCAGGAAACGAGAATATCGACGTACCCGGCCCTGAACGCTTCAACGGCTTTGTCGCGGTGGCCAAACATCGATTGAGAGTGAACGCCGGCAGCGCGAGCGCCTGCACGTTTAAACGCTTCGGTAAGCTTGTCTACGTGCTCAATATTGCAACAGAACACCAGCACACGACGCCGGCCAAACTTCTGCATGACGTCAAGTACGGTACGGACGTGCGAGGGCGCCAGCTTGATGGCGCGGGACGCCATTTCGTCCAAGTCCCAATCGCCCTTTTCGATCTTGAGACCTTCGGTGTCAATCTGTTCGTCTTCGCCAGCGTCAACGGGAACGATCGGCTTGACGTAGCCGTCCCGGAGCGCATCGAGGAATGTGTAGCGGTACACGATCGGGCCGAAGGTCTTCGCCAAGTCGCCAGTGCCATCCGCCCGGAATGGCGTTCCCGTGAGCCCGTTGACCTTTGTATGGTTGAGATAGTTGAACAACGTACGGTACTGTGACGACTTGGCCGGCGGAACCATATGGACTTCGTCAACTGGAATAGCCACCACGTCTTTAAACAGATGGCGCCGGTTAACGATCGTGCCGATTGTGCCAACTGTGACGCGGGCGAACGCATTGACGCCAAGAGCGGAGGAACAAATACCGGGGCTGATGCCGTGGCGCTGGCAAGCTGCAGCGTTGTGTTTTACCAGCTCTTTATTGTGGGCTACGATCATGACGCGACCGTACTCCATGTACTTTCTGGCCAGCATAGCCAGCATGTCAGATTTGCCGCCGGCTACAGTAACTTCGGCCACGCTAAAGCGGTCTTGCGAGTTGAAAAGCGCGTCAACCCCTTCCGTTTGGTGCTTGCGCGGTACGAATGGCGTACTCATGAGGCTGCGGGCTCGCCTTTGTTGAGGATGGCGCAGATTTCCGCCGCGTCTACGCCGTCGCAAACATCACAAACGCGGAACCCCATACGTACGCCTTTTTCGCTGCGTACGGGGCGTTGAAATACCGCAGCCCCTTTGACGTAGAATAGGGGTTCGATTTCATGTTTTTCGGTCACAGCAAGCACCCCACCAAAAACGCCCCTGCAAAGGCGAGAAACAAGAACGCGTAAAAGTTGCGTTCAACTTGAACCTCGAATTCTTTCTGTTCGGTCATCGTGTCACCCCCTCAAGCCCAACGCACTGCCGGCAGCATGAAAGTGGGCGCCATGCCAGTGATGGCAATGCGAGCCTCTGCAAAGCCAGACTTCATCTGAAGACCGAGATAGTAGCTGTACGGACGGCGCACCAATCCCGGAAACGCGGTCTGGTCAGCCATATCAGCTTTTGCGCGGGCGTGGGCTTCTTTCATGATCTTCGACATGAGGGGCTTGAACATGGTGCTCTCCAGCGGTTTGTGGAAGCACCGTACGCCAACTGTTTCCGTACGTCAACCCCTAATGTAGCGCAGATTGCAAAAAATAATAGTAGCCGTCCGCAGCTTCAATCATGCCGGCACGCTCCAGTGAGCGCCACTCCCAAGGCGACGGCATTCGAAGGTACACCAGGCTAACCAGCTCGTCCGCGTCGGGGTGCTTGGGCGGCATTGCCACCGGCTGATACTGCCCAATAACCATGCCATGTGACACGATCACAAAGGCCGCATCGGCCACCTTCGGATTGGTTTCGACGCCTTTTAGGTTGGCGTTGCGAAGATCCTCCGCAGCCTTGGGATGGCAACCGGGGGCGTCTGCGAGTGCGCTTGCTGGCCAGTATTTCATCGTAACACCATTTCCAGTCCAAGGGTTCTCAGATTGGCGTACAGAGTCGCCGCGGCTTCCATCAGGGTCATTTCGGGTGCGCCTGGTTGTGGACACCCAAGGTCGCGGAATTCGATCGTGTGGCCTCCCGTGGCCTCCGTGGTGCCGGTTGGAAACTTCTGCCCCCTGCGAGTGTTGAACAGCAATCCGATTTTGTCGGCTTGCGGCCCTTCCACGTACACCAGCACACCCGTGTGCGACACGATGTAGCGTACGTCGGCCTGAATGGCTTTTACCGTGTCTTCAGTCGTGCGTGCGGGTAACGCTGCCGGGGGCCACGCGTCGAGCTGGACGGGGAGTTTCCAAAAGTCATCCACGGCAAAGCACACTTGCTGCGAGGAACGCCACAGTAACCAACCAAGAAAAAACAGGTACGGCCGGCTTCGCACTGTCGCTTGTCAGTACGCACACCGTAGCCGATACGGCAGCGACCGCTCCAAAGAAAATGTACATTCTCACAGCTCCCAAAATTCGAGTTTTCTAAGGTACGGTGCGTCGATGGGGTAGACTATTTGTCCACCGTTCCCGTCACTCCACTGAATGGCCAAGGTTGCGGTGCCGACGTTAACGACGGTTCCACGTTCGAGGTAACAGCCGGAAACGACCACATCGCCAACGGCAAAGCGCGAGCCTGGTGGGTCGCTCCCAAAGGGCACCGTAAGCCATCCATACTCGCTTTCCCGCATGCGCAGATGCCGTCCCAGTTGCCCCAGATATCAGTTGCCATTGCTTCCACGGTTTGGGCGCGAGAGCGGTGATGACGTAAGGCCATGCACCTTCATCCATCCTGTGCCATGCTCGACCCAAGGCGCGGGATGATCTGGCGAAAGCTCCGCGATGAACTTGCTATATTTCTCGACGCTCTGAAGAGCCCACGCCAACCCCTCGCGAGCCAGCACAAGCTGGCATTCGGTGCAGGGCTCGTTGAACGTCTTCCCGTGACCGCAAGCACTCATTTTGAGCCCTCCTCGCCGAGCGCCAGTTCTCTCAATCGGGGCCACAAATGCCGCATCATGGCGAAGGCCCTGTAGCCCCTATCCCGTTCTCCATCGGCCAGAAAATCGTCGATGGCCTTGATCTGCTTGGGATCGATTGCCGGTTTATTTGCCGCTTGCTCTGGCACTCCCTGCGGTACACCGACAGACACGCAGGTCGGACGTTTGTCAGCAGGTTTGCCAAAATGAAGCTCTGCGCCGCCATGGGTGCGGAACATCTCGCCGCAATGAAAACAGCGCCAGCCGCTGCCTAGCTCGTATTCGTAGGTGCCAGTCTCCGAAGGCTGACTACCACGAATGTGCGAACGCAGGTCCTCCAAATGAGCATCCGTCAAGCCTGCCGCCCTGTCGGTGACGGCAGATGACCGCGCAACACCTTCGCGTGTCACGCCGATACCCTGCATATCGATCGTGCCGTCATCCATGAACACGTGATCGTATCCGGCTTCTTTAAGCTTGCTGGCGATTTCATCGTACGCGGCTTGGGACAGTTCTAACTCTGCGTACGTGTGAGTAGCGGTTAACTTTGCCATGGCGAACCCTCCGGCAGCTTTATCTCCCAGTTCATCACCAATGGTTGTGCTGCGACTTGCTTGGGAGCGTAAAGGAAAACGTATCCGCGCACCGTACGGGCGTGACCGCTAGCTGTCAAGTGCCGTACGCCATCGTTTCCGAAAATCTTTTCGGCCGCAGCCGGGCTGCAAATATGTGTTGGTGGTTCAAGCCTGCCCACAAGCATGCCCACCGCATCGGCGACGTCGGCAAAACGCACCACAAGCCCGCTGCGTACGGCATCCATATTGCCGGCAACGACACCAGGCAGCACCGCAGCCAAGCGCATTTCGGCCGTCTGAGCGGTAACAACCGCTTTTTGTTCGTCGCGTTTAAACGTATTTACGGTTGTTGTACGGCCTTTGCTATCGCGTCCATAATTTTCAGATACGATGCGACCTGTAAAGCTTCTAGCCTTCGGCGCTCCGCGAGCCTTTCCACAATCGATGCTGACAGTATCTTGTTTCCCCGCCGTAACCCGGTACATGAAACCAGAGTTGCCGGCTTTTGCTCCGTTTCCTTTGAACCAGGCATCTTCGTTTCCCATGGGTAAGTGATCCGTGACGACAACGGCCGCAGCCGTACGCTTTGCTACTTGCTTCAGAATGAACATGGCCTTGAGTACGCTTTCCGTGTCGTTGTCGGAAAAGCAAAGCCCCGAAGCGCCCCACGTGTCGAGTACGATAAGGTCCACGCGCATGCCCATTGCGTGCATCATGTTGACCTGTGAACAACACTGATGTTCAAATGCAAGCGGGTCGCTCAAACCCGGGATAAGATGGAAGCGCGACGCGAGCTGACTGCCGTTTGGTTGTTGCCGTAGTAGGTGGCGCATTCGCCTTTCGGTGCCGTAATCGTCTTCGGATGCAATCCATAAAACGTGACCGTCCGCACGTTCGCAATCAGCTTCAAGCCACTGTTGTCCACTAAGGCACTGTACGACCATATCGCTAACAACTGTGGACTTGCCGGCTCCACTGTGCCCCGTGAAAAAATGCACTTCGCCGGCCAAAATCCTTTGGTATAAGATCCAAGGCAACTCGCCTGTGTCATCTTCCATCCTCAATTCAAAACCCGTACGCGGCGCAAGCGTGGGCGTTTGCGCGTCAAGCAAACCCTGCACCAGCGTACGGCGTGACATGACCGCTTGCATAATCAGGTTGCCGCGCAGAACGGGCAACAGTTCTTGCCTGGCTATCTCCTCGCCTAGCGTACGCCCGCCAACACCTTCGTCCAAATGTTGACCGGCCGATGTGATCGCGAATTCTATTTCATCGCGCGAACACATGCCGTTCAGCTCGGCAAACTTCAACACGCCTACCAGGCTGAAGATAGTCGAGCCGCGCCCCTCTGTTTTACCCATCAGTTCTTGTTTGAGCAAGCCGAGATACTTCACAGCCGCGTCCCTGCCGGCCTGCCATTCGTCTTGATTGCGCGGCTTGGCCTCAGTTAGCTCGGTAGCGTCAGCAATTTCATGATCGGCAGCAAACCGCAGACTAGTTCCTGCATGCCGCGGTACGTAGTCCAGTATTTTTTGAAGGTCAGCGGATGACAAACGCGGCCATGGGTTATCAAAATTTTCCCAAACGTACGGTTCGCCTGTGACAGCATGGGGGCCAAATGCGACGAATTGTCCGCCAATGAGCTGGAGTTTTTCACCGTTCGCAAAGGTAAAAGTTCGTCCAACGACGGGGGTATCCGTTAGGTAGAAAGGAATAAGAAATCGTGGACGTCTGCCCCAGCGTACGGGGGCGTGCTGTCCCAATGCAGCCCGAAACGCGTCCAGTAAAGATGCAGCCAATGCGGGGTCCGATACGTCCACGTCAAAAGCGGATAAACCCGCGTCACCACATCGGAGACCAATTGACCCAGCTCCGGGGTGGGCGATAGGTGACTGCCAGACGTTCCAACCGTCACCAATGGGCGCCTTTGATCCTCTGGCGATGGCAAGCGGGAAAAGACCGCGCGCAAGGGCTTGCTCCCAAAATTCTTGCATGGTTGCCGGCACGGTCATGGCGTACGGCCCCACAGCATACCCGGTTGTGCCGTGCGGGCGATCCACAAAAGCAGGTCTCTAAACTCCGGTGGCGTGCCGTTGCGTACGCGTGTCTTGTCTTTGCCGCCAACCATCGCCACCATTCCGATACGCCGGGCCTTTTCGTATCCGTGCTTGGCGAGTGCGACCGGGTGGATGCGTTGCGCGCCTTTGCCCCATCGCAATGCCGGCGTAGCTGCAAAGCAGACGTACAGCCAAGTGGCTTTGTTGGAGAAGTGGCCGTAAAAGCCCTGCTCGACGCGACACGTCCAGCCGCCGAATTTGTCAGCCACGATCCATCCCCCCCGATCGTGGAGGCGTATTCAAGCCGAACCACTTCCAAGCCTTGCTGTCCTGCGGGTGCTCCAGCACGCCCCCATGCGTTCGGACGTCGCGCAACGCAGCTTCAAAGCAGCCGCCATCGTCGCCAATCTCGAAACGTTCGGAGTTCGGGTGCGTGCCGCCTTCGGCGAAGCGTCCCCAGCGTTGACAAGGTGGGTGGGCAACCACTGGCCACGGTCCTGCGTACTGCCTGGCATCACGGGCCTTGTCCCAAGGATCTACCCCGGGAATTCCGTAGTATGCGCCGTCCGTCTCGACGTAAAGCGCTGCGACTTGCGCAGGCATTTGGAATGGTGTATCGAGAAAAGACATTCACGCCCCAGATCGTGAGTGGGTATCGCCCAAACCCCTGCCGGTTCAGCCCCGGTGGGGGTTTTCCTTTTAGCCCTGCTTCGGCGGCCAAGGCAAGAACGAAATTTTGTCCATCACCAACGGTTTAGCCCCGTTCAGGAAATCGTTTAAACTCGGCGGCTTGTGAATTCCCAGTTCCGCCTCCAACTGTTCAACTCTGGCGTACAGGCGTTGCAATTCGCCTTCCTGCCATAGCAAGGTGGAGTGCTGCGCGTCGTATTGCGCCTGCAATCCGCTGGGGACTTCCTGCACGATCGGGACGACCTGGCCACTGCTCATGCCGCGATGATGCTTGCACGTACGCAAGCCAAACGCTGCATTTACCTGTACGGCATTCTCACGCGTGTAAATGTAGAAGTCCTGATTGCAGACGCGGCACGGGCGCTTCCACTCTTCCATGTTGCGATAGTCTTTTTTGCCAAGGTGGATCTTCTGATGGACGTTTACCAGCGTCCACCCGTCTTTTGTGCGTGCCACGTTTAAACGCTCCTAATCTGCATCGGTGTCGTCGGCACCCGCCGCGCGCAACGCGCGGATGAACGCCAGTGCTGCGCTATGGGCTTCACTACTCGCCCGTCCTAAAATCCACGTACGTAAATCGTCATGCGAGCTTCTTGATATTCGGGGCAATGTTCCCACACCCAAGTTTCTTTGTCGAGATACGCGAAACCGAACAGCATGGTTTCTTTGCCATCAACTACGCGATTGTATGCGCGCTGCATTGCGAGTTTGGACATAGACGCTTCAATCATCTTACGCGCGTCCATGTGGTTCGGCGTAGCAACGTACAGTATTTTGCGAAACAGGATGGCGGCAAAACGAAAGTCCCATGGAGTGTCGTATTCTTTCACGCGTTCGTTAACTGCGTCCATCACGACGACTTTCATATTGTCCCCATCACAACACGGTACAGCACGTACCCGAAAAATGTTCCAGCCAGTACGGTCAAGCAACCGATAATGGCAACGACCACCATTGCGAACATGGCTGCGACGTCTTTGCCAAACGCGAGTGAGATCATGGCAACCAAGCCCGCTATAAATGCGAGTGCGTGCATATCACGTCCCCCTAACCAAGGTAATTTTCAACGTACGGTCTTTGGCCAACTGTACGTGGCGTTCAACTTCCGCATAGTGACGTCCGACACGGATCAGCTCTTTCGTTGCAAAACCGTCTTTCTCGATGACGACTTTCCAAACGGTGTAGTCGCGGTTGCGGATCTTGGCCATCACGTACGGACTTTTGTCAGTGTGAGATTATAAGCTTCCTCGATACCGTCGCGCTCCACAACCATGCGGATTTGGCAGAGCCCGCCGTTAGTTTCGTAGTGCGTGACGTTCTTGGGCTCCAATACGTCCGCGATGGCATGACTTACGTGTGCAGTGATGAAAAGCCGACGCGTACGCTCTCTGGCTTGCTTCTTTTGGCGCGCGGTCATCAATTTGCGATGATGCATTTTCACTCCTCCATCTGATCCAGCAAGTCAACGATGGCGTCGAGCGGAGTTTTACCAACACCCACGGTGCAGCCAAGGTCATAGCCGCCGAATGTGGCTTGGTAGGCTTCACGGCCGAACGTCCAAAAGTCGGCAACGTGGTCGTGATGCACTTCGATTTCGGGGAGGTGTTCCATGATCTCAACCCCTGCTCGGCTTGCGGTCGTGGTTGACGCCGTACGCGGTGGCTTCCAGCATGGCGCGTTGGATATCTGCCAGACGTTCCGCAGCGCCTTCGCGCTCGGCAACTTCAGCCATGGTTTCGAGAATTTGCAGCGGGTAGTCCTGAAGGTAAATCTTGCGGGCCATTTGTGCTCTCCAGCGGTTGATGACTGAACCGTACGCCAACTGTTTTTGTGTGTCAATAGGCAATCGTCTTACCGGCCGCAGGTTTTTCACTGCCCATCGCAGCGAACGCCTTGCCTGCGGGTCCAAGCTTCTCGATGCCGGCGGGGCTCTTTAGCTTGATGTCAAAGGCCGCATCGCCGAACTGTTCGCGTGCGAGCGATGAAGCCGCTTCCACGTCGTTCCAAACGCGGTGCTTGACTTCATCCTTAAGCATGACGCCGGGCACCAGGCGGTTGTTCACCAGTACGCGCGTGCGGATCTCCGCGTCAATCTTTGCGCGGTACTCGCACAACAGCTTAATCGCGCTAGCGAGCGGAACCAATTCCGCGTCCTCGATGGAAGACGCTTCAAGCGTCTGCATTTCGGTGGTGACGTCGGCGATAAGGGCGGTCAGCTCGGTTGCGGAAAAAGTGGTCATATCTGCTCTCCAGCGGTTAGCGCGAACACGTTCGCGTTGTTGATGACCAAACCATAAGCCAACAGTTTTCATACGTCTAATCACGAAGTGTTACAAAAACAAGTATATTAACAATCCGTGTATTTTGAGAGTATAAAAATTGTTAATGTACAATCCGAGTATGATTTTGGCATGAAAACTGATAATATGCGGTTTTTGTTTATTAGGTTGCTAATTAACCTCCGGTTAAGACGCCCTCCGAATGGATAGGCTGTCCTTACGCCTTGACGGCTCAGGACGCCCACCCTAGACTACGGGAGTAAGCCCCAGTAACTTTTAGTAACTTAGGCACTAATGAATACCTTGGCAACGGTCCCTATCGGTCAGCACTATGTTGCGCAGGCCATGAGTGGCTTAGCGGACATACGGCAGCTTGTTCGCGTTCACAGTGAAACACTCACGACGGCTTGCCGGCAGCGTGGCCTGCCTATCGAGCTGGCTACGGTCTGTGCCGGCTTGCTCGCTACGGTCGTTGACGACTTGGTTACGGTCGGTCAGCTCGGCCCCAAAGACTTCGAACGGTCAAAGCGGATGGAACGCGTTCTGGCGGCTTGTGAGGAGCCGGCAGCTTCAGCGCTCCGGTTGGCCATCGCGGCGTCCCCGGTCAATGGGCGTGCGGCTGTGCGTCATTGGGACGCCATCTGCGACCGGCCGGAAATCGGTCTTATGGCCTGGTGCGTCGGGCTGGACACGGACAACGCGCGGGCATATGGTCGCCGCCGGCAACGGCTTGAGGAGCAAGGGAAGTGAAGACGCACGCGACCACCCGTAAGCAGCAACGTACGGCAGTGGACATAACCTGCACACCGAAGCAAACCAAAACGATGAACTTCGTTCCCGGAGTTTTTCGCGGCGGTAAGGATTTGAAAGATCCGCGTCGCGACAGTGACCACAAAGCGGAGTTTCACCGCGCCGTTACTTTTCATCGTGCGAAGCGGTCCAAGCCTTCGTTGCCGAAGATGCCATGGGAGGGGCTGGAGAAGTGACCACCGACGTACAGCCCACCTTCGCCACGATCGCCGAAGCAGAACAGGCGTTGAAGGATGCAGGCTTCCAACGCGACAAGGCGCGGGCCATGTGGTACAATCTGCAGACGCGCGCCAGTGCAAAGGTTGCTGGGTTATTTTTGCGTTTTTATATCAAGCCCGCTTGACACCCCACGTTTTGTATGACAGCGTACGGGCGTCAAGCGGGTTCATACCCCAAGCTTGATGTTCTGAGCCCCCGGGCGCCGAAGTGGTGAAGCCACTGCCGAACCCGGGGCTTGGGGCCTAACCGCTGGAGAGCAACATGACCAAGACATTCACGTACACCACGCCATCGTATCACTATCACCAGCTTAAACCGACAGGCGACGCCACACAAGTTGTGCAGCACGTCACGGAACGCGCTGCCGGTGTTGCGGAAGGTGTGCAGGAACGGCAGGCTGCCAAGATTGAACGCTTGGAACGCGTTATCGGCTCGCTCATTGACGTTCTTTCCAAGCTGCGGGGCGTTGGCATGACGGCTGAAGCGTTGGAGGAAATTTTCGGTTACGACGTGGACGTGTTGGAGGACGAAAGCTAATGGCATACGGCAAAATCGACTTCACCACGTGGACCAAAGCGGCCATGATCCGCACCATTGAGCAGCTTTACGAACGGCAGACGTCGTTGCTCAATCGGATTGCGGAGCTGGAGGCGCATCAAACCGTGTCGGAGCGGTATGCGTGGAGCGAGCCACGCGACTGCCACGGCGCAGTTACCGACCGTACGTCGTTTCAGTCTCAGTTCCGCGGTGACCGCGAACCCGCGTCCACGGCTGTTATCATGGACTATGGTAACGTACTGCAAATCGATTGGGGCAAAGCTGATGGCAAGTGATCGTTTCGACCGCGAGCCTGGCTTACCGCTCCCGCAGCAAGCGGTGACGCGTGAGGACGTCATGCGTCGAGCCGGCAGATTGCTCGGACGGCTGAAGGATGGCGCCGATACCGCGGCGATCCTCAAAGGTACGCTTGAACTGCTATTGGACATGCACCGATGAAGACCAGCGATCTTGCAATGTGGATTTGCGGCGTGGTGATGTGCTATGCCGCGGTTGTTGGCGTACTCGCGTTTAAACAGCACCCGATACGATTGCCGGCGGTCAGCTACGGCAGTGAGGGGGACCGCCTTCCAAAGGTGCAGTGCGACTATCTGCGGGCTGCGGACGCGACAACCAAGCTGTGCAGGCCATGACCTTACCAGGCATCAGCGTACGTCAACGCGAGCTGCGTCGGCAGATTGAGCAATGCGAACAGTATTTGAATACACACGTCAATCAGTTTCCGGGTAGCTTGACAGAGCACGCGGTTGTTGAGGTACGTAGGCATCTCTTGATTGTGTGTTTGGCTAGCGTGCAGGCAGAAGAATATGACCCAAGCTGATAGGAGCATTTAAACGATGACATTCGCACAACTCATTTGGACGCTTATGTCCGTCTCACTTATCGGCATCGGCTTGGGCGCCTGGTTCGAGCGTCGCGAGCGTCGCAAGCTTCGCAGTACGGTGTTCGGCAGTCTTGACAACGCGTGGTCGGGTGGGTGTTTCAACGCTGCGGAAGCCGGCTACTTACACGAAATGACGGCGCGCGAGATCGCAGCCGATATGGAGCTTTACTGCGAAGACGTGAGCGGCTACGATCAGAACGAATTGCTGCCGTACGTCGAGCAGTGGCTATACGCGAAGGGGTTGACATGACCGCAGACGAATTCAACGCGCTGAAGATCGGCGACAAGATCCAGAACGGTGACGGTGATACGGCCGAAGTCGTGACGGTGTCGCCGCACGGGAAGCACATTCGCTGGGGCAGCAATCCGGAGGCGCCGACGTTTTTCCTGTACTATCGCGGGACGTCTTGGTACGGGTTGGAGGTGGTCAATGCCGCATCCACATAGCGAGAAGCGATATCCGCGCGAGATCACGACGGAACGGCCGGATTGCGTCATCGTGGGGCCTGTGCGCTATCGGGTGAAGATGTTGCGACGCGTGATAGGACACGGCATGCCTGACAACGCGGAACCTGGCGATTTGGTGCTCGGCAATCGTGGCGCTGGCGCTCGCGTCATGGCGCACCACAACTCGGAAGGTGGCTGTCTATATTTTGAGTACGCCGGTAACTGGGGCCTCGGCGGTAGCGTACGAAGCCCTTGGGGTGGCAAGGTCTACGATTTTCGATGACCCGCGACGAACTCAGAGCCGTAAAGGTTGGCGACAACGTCACGCTTTGGCGCCACGGCAAGGTTGACGAAAAACGCACCAAAGGCCGGGTGACGCAATGTACGCGTACGTGGTTCATGGTCATGTGGTCGGATGGCGTTCCGGAGATTGTGAAACGCGTGCCGACAATAATGACCGATCGGCTGGAGCTGGAGGCGTCCCATGTCTGATATCGAAGACTTCGGGCTGTGCCGCGAATGTGCTCGCGCGTTCAATATGGGGCACGCAGTGGGGTGTTCGCGGGCGGGCAAACCGATCAACCCGCCGATGCGATACGCCACCGTTCCGCACGAACCGGAACCAATCGTAACCATGCGCGATATCGTCATCGGCGCGTTACTTGTGGTTGCCGGCCTGGTCGCGGCGGACCACTTCGGCTTTATGACCTGGCTGTCGCTGCGATGACGCGATTGCGGCGTACAGGACGGTACTCTTGGCATCGGCGGGTGTTCGACTATGTCGGCAAAGGCGCCTTCATCCGCATGCACGGTCGTTCGGCTTGGGAGCGCATTCCGTCATCGTATCGCGTCAAGCACGGTAAACGTGAGTACGTTGCCCGGGAGGCCATAGACGACAACGTGTGGCTCGCAGAAAATAATCGTTGACACGGTTTAAACGCTAGCATACGGTGCTTTCATCAAAACCGCTGGAGAGCACCCCAATGGCCAACCAATTCCAGACCCGCGAAGAATGGCTGAACTTTGTAGCCGATGAACTTCGCCCGCATTTCAAGAGCCACGGTTTCCCCATTCCGGCCAAAGTACGGTTCGGTATTGGCTTCATGGCCACCGGCTACCGCAGCAAGGCGATTGGCGAATGCTGGGACGTCAAGGCATCAGCCGACAAGACAATCGAGATTTTCATTGCGCCGTCGCAGGATAACGCCAAGAAGGTTGCCGGCATCCTCACGCATGAGTTGGTGCACGGCGCTGTTGGCAATGAACACGGCCACAAGGCACCGTTTAAACATGCATGCACGGTGCTTGGGCTTGAAGGCAAGGCAACGCAGGCGCTTCCGGGTGAAGCGATGTACGCCGAAGTCATTGACCCGATTTTGCGCAAAGCCGGCCCGCTCCCGCACAAGCAATTGCGTGGCACGATCAGTCGCAAGAAGCAGGCCACGCGACTGCTCAAGTGTGAATGCAATACGTGCGGCTACCTGGCTCGCGTGACAAAGAAGTGGATTGAAGAAATTGGAGCGCCCTATTGCGGTACGGTGAAGCACGGGCGTATGATGTGCGAACAGCTTGAGGAGGATGAAGAATGACTATCTTGAAGACTATCGAGCTGGAGGGCAAAACCCTTCAGGTACGGAAGAACCACAGCGGGGAGAGCCTCGTTATTAACGGTAAGGGGTCGTACGCCAACTTGACCAAGGCGCAAGCCCGTGCTTTGTTCGGCGCGTTACGGGATCTCGATAACGAAGGGTTTCTTGACGATGAAACGAGCACTTAACCCGCGCCCATGGCGCCAGTCACGCGACGCACACCGGCAGCGGAAAGCGCTCGCCCGCGCCAGACACCAGCTTGCAGCATTGCGCCCGCAATGGCTCGGGCAGTGGTGGAAGCACCAAAAGAGCCCGCTACGCTACCGGGCACCGCGGCCGATCGCGCTCCCCCGCTTGGTCAAGAAACACGCAATGCGGCTGCGGTGCGAGTTTTTGCGCGCCTAGACTTTTCGCCCCGGGCCGTGCTATAGCTCCGTTTAAATCGGGTCTAGGAGCGGCCATAATGGCGGAACAAGGCGGTTTTGGCAGCGGATTGGACTTCACCGGGACGTCCACGGACATTTATTCAGGCGGCGCGAACCCGTCGCCTGGTTCGGCGGGGGCCGTTGGAAGTGGCAT